TCAGGCCAGAGGATGTGGCTCGTTGGTCAAGGCCGCTAGAGCGGCGGCAACCTCCTGAAGACTCGCCCGGACGTACGTAGTGGTCGTGCCGACGTCGCTGCCGCTGTCGGAGTGACCGGCGTACGCGCGGGCCACGGCGTAGCCGAAGTTCCGCTCGACCCACGTCAACGTCGTGTGCCGCAGCCAGTGCGTGCTGATCTGCTGCACGTACACCCACGGCAGGTGCTCACCGATGCGCACCCACAGGTGGTCGTAGCGCCGGTAGGTGATCGGCTGCCCGTTGCGGTAACGCAGCAGTTGGCCCGTTCCCACCGCCTGGCGTTCCTCGGCATGCTGCTGCAGATGCCTCATCAACGTCGGTGACACCGGCTGCCACCGCACCGTGTCGCCCTTTTCCCGCAGCAGGATGAGGCACTGGTCCGGGTCCAGGTCGACGGGCCGCAGAGCCAGCGCACCGCCCCGGCGGCACGCGGTCTCGGTGTGCAGTCGTAGCAGCAGGCTGTCCAGCGCGGGGTCGTCGCCCGTGCTGGCGGCGACGGCGTTGATCTCCGCCAGCCTGCTGTCGGCCACCGCTCGTCTGGTGCTGGGCAGCCGCCGCGGCTTGGCCACCTTCAGGGCAGGGTTGTCCGCCGCCGCGATGTACCCGTCGGCAACGGCCCGCTTGTACAGACACCTCAGGGCGGCGATCAGGTGCTCCGCCGCACTCCGCCCACCCCGGGCGTTACGCCGGGCCACCACATGCGTCTTGGCGTACTCGGCGAGCTGCTCGATCTCCGACGGAGTCGGCTCGTCGAGCCGTCGCTGTCCCCAGTGCTCCAAGACCCGCTTCCAGTACGAGCCGTACGCCCTCCGCGTACCATCGCTGACCGCCGCCGCTACCACCGGTACGTACTCGGCGAACGTTGGCGCGGGTGGACGGTCCGACGCCGCGTCGACGAGGTCAGCCGGCGAGATCCCCATCCGCGCCAGCAGCAACCGCGCGGCATCCAGCTCCGCCCGGCCCACGGTGGTGTCGCTCATGCCTGACCACCGCCCAGCAAATCGGCGTGAGCCGCCACCACCATCGCGTCGAGGGCGGCGGGCGGGTGCACCACAAGCAGGCCGTCGGCAGGGTTCGCGGCCAGCAGCACCCGGTCGCCGGCGGTCAGCCCACACCAGTGCCGGACAGCCGCCGGCAGATGCAGGTGGCCCTGGCCGGTGACGGTGAAGACGCCCTGCCGGTCCAACCGGACGACGATGACTCCCGAGCCCTCGCGGATGTGCAGCCGCGTGCCCGGCCCCCATCCGAGGGCACGGGTGATCGCACGGTCGGCGATTCGGCCACTGGGGTCGATGGCAGCCAGGCCGTACACCATCGTGCCGGCACGTGGCGACGGCAGAACCGGCAGCGGCAACGGCGGGCGACGAGAAGCTCCCCCACGCGGCTCGCTCCGCCCCGGCTGTCGATCAGGCAGCAACACGGGCGGAATGACCGGAGCCACAGAACGCTCAGCCACGACAACCGCCCCCGCTCGAGACAGGCTCGATCGAGGGTGTCGCTGAGATCAGATTTGCGTGATCAAGCGTGCTTGACCACCAGTACGCGAAACACAGCATGGATGCTGCAATTTGGTGTCCGAGGGGGGACTTGAACCCCGCGTAGACAGCGTTCTGACCTGCGGCGATCCTATCGACCCTGCTCAGCATGTGTCTACTCGTGGCCGCTTGTAGCCGCTTGTAGCCCTCTGTTCCCGCCCGTGATCCCGCCGGGATCACCGTTGATCTTGCCCATGCGAACGGGGCCGGCGCACCGCGCCGGCCCCGCTGCTGTACGGCTACAGTTCCACGGCTCCGTGAACCGTGTCGGCCGCGTCGACCGGGACTTCCTCCCAGCACCAGATGCTGCCCATCACCACGTACCGGCCGCGCTCGTTGGGCGCGATCCGCAGGTACGGCTCGTCCTCGCCGAGGGCGCGCCGGTCGACGACGATCACGTCACCGTCCCACCACATCGGGCAGACGTCGGCGTCGAGCGCCCGGCTCAGCCTCGGCTCCGTCAGGCCGGACGTCGCGTAGACGGCCCGCCAGTGCCGGCGGGCGTGCTCCTGGTCGGTCACCACCGCGGCGGCGACGTCGCGGGTGCATCCCCACACCGCCCAGCCGCTCCAGCGGCCGATCAGCGTGCCGGCGTACGCCGACTCGAAGCGGCGGCCGCCGTCGTACGGGTACTCCAGCCACTCCCCCGCGAAGTACCCGGACTCGCCGGGTTGCAAGGCGCGGTCGAGGTCGAGCGGCGGGGCCGCCTCGGTCAAGCGAGGGGCCTCAAGAGTCAGTTCCACGTGAACTCCTTCGGTCAGTCGAACAGGGTCGGGGCGGGCGGCTCGGGCAGCTCCGCCAGTTCGGGGACTTCCTGGCCGGTCTGTTCCTGCCACCAGGCCGCGAACATGCGCCGGTGGCACCACGCGTTCGGCGGCGACACCGACAGGTCGCAGAAGCAGAGCAGGACCAGGCGCTCATCGCCGGCGACGTCGGCGATGGCCGCTAGGTCGTCGGCGATGACGTCAACGCCGGCCGCTTCCAGCCGCTCGACGTAGATGTACCGGTACGGCGCCTCGTCGAGCTTCAACATCGCGTAGCTCGGAGCGAGGACCCGCGCGAACCCGGCCAGGTCGTACGGCAGCGGGAAGCGCGGAGCGCCGACGGTCGTGCGGACCGGGGCGCCCTGATCCGGCCTGAACCGCTGGTAGCGGCTCGTGAACAGCTTCAACTCATCCTCCATGTTGAGGTGACTCGTGGTCGTTGTAGAGATGCGCGATCTTCGGGACCAGCTCCTCCAGGTGCGCGGCGAGCGCGTCCACGGCGGACGCGACGACCGTCGGCGGGCCGGTGATGGTCAGCAGCTCCAGCTCGGTGATCTCGTCGCCCTCGGCGACGTCGACCGCTCCCCCGTCTCCGGGCAGCGGCGGCAGCGGCATGACCGCCTTCGCCGTCACCTGCGGGATGTAGAGCCCGTCGTTGATCCTGAACACGATGCTCATGCCCCTGCTCCCATCACCAGTCGCCGCCGCCGGCACTTCGGTCCGACCCGCTCGGCGCGGGCCCGCTTCGTGCGCAGCAGTCGCCCGCAGTCCTCGCACTCCACCGGCTCTTCGTCCGGGCTGGCCGCCACCTGGTCAGGCATCGGCTACCTCCTCCCTTGCAGCCGGGCGGCGATCGCCCGGCACCATCCGCGGTCGACGCCGAGCCGGTCCGCCACCTCGTCGGGCTGGTAGCCGTCGACCAGGTAGCGGGTGGCCAGCTTCGCCACGGCGTCGTCGACCGGAGCGGCTTCGGCCGGCGGCCGGGTGGCCGCCGGCCGGCTCCGGCGCGGCGGCAGCTCGGCTCCCGTCTCGCGCCGGGTGGCGCGGGCCCGGGCCAGTGCCCGGTCCCGCGCCGTCTCCGGTTGCGTGCCGGCCACTACCGGGCCCGCCGCCGTCGGTGCCGCAGCCGCCGCCGGTACTCGACGTGCATCACCCGCAGCCGAACCCGGCGCTGGTCCGCCAGGCGGACTAGCGGGGCGGCGAGCCGGCGCACGGCGGCAACGATCCGGCGGAGCACGGCCACCAGCCCGCGGTACGCGACCCGGGCCGCCTCGACTCGCCGGGCGAGGACTTCGGCGAACTGCCGCCACACCTCGGCGACCTGCCGGCCAGCCGCTCCAGGGCTGCCCGGATGCGGGCGACCTGCTCCGGGTCGAGCTGCGGCGCGCGGACGACGGCGGGCGCGGTCACGCCGCCACCCTCGCCTCGGCGCTGGCTTCGGCCGGCGCGGGCAGCGCGACGACCGCGACCGACCGTTCCGCCAGCCACTCACGGCCGACGCGCGCCAGCCGTTCGACCAGCTCGTTGCGCACCTTCTCGGCGCCCTCGGCGAACTGCTCCAGGTGGGCGACCACCCCCCGGTAGTCGGGGTCGGTCTCGGCCTTCTTCCTCGCCGACGGGAGCAGCCACCGCTCGTTGGCGGCCACCTCCATGTCGGCGACGTCGCACGCGAACGCGATGCCGCGCAGCTCGGCTGCCTTGTGGATCGCGTCGACCACGGCGGTGGCCAGGTCGCGGGCGTCCCGCTCGCGCAGGTCCAGGGCGAGGTCTTCCGCCATCGTGGTCAGCGCCGTGGTGGCCAGCTCGCGAACCGCGATGTAGCCGGGCAGGGCCGCCTTGACCTGGCGGGCCTCCTCTTCGGTCTTTGCGTTCCGACTCACGCGACCTCACCTCGCGCTGCTCGGTGGCCGCAGTCGTGCATTGCGGCCGTACAGCTTGCGGGCACAATGGCCCCCTCTCCGCTGGGTTGCTCCGGCAGCTGGGCTGCCCTGACTTCCGCGACGAGCGCCGGACCGGCGTGAGTGTCAAACACCGCGTGGAGGGCGACCCGGAAGGCCGCCGGCCCGAGCGGGACCACGTTCAGCATCCGCGCCTGCCTGTAAAGCTCGGCCTGCGCTCCTCGCATCGCCTGCTGGAGTTCGGCCGGCGAGTCCGGCAGCGGCCAGGCCCACAGGACCGTGACCACTCCGCACGCACCGATGACCTCCAACAGACGGGGGTTATACATAAACATTGTATATCAGTACACCACCTCGGTCAAATTGTGACCGTACAGGTCACGGCCCCGATCAAGGGTTCAGCACGCCGGCCCGGACGCGCAGGAGCGCCCCGCGCTGATCGCGCGGGGCGCTCGCCGCTCTGCCTACGTCAGTGCTGGCACACCGAGCACCAGCCCTGCTCCTGCACCGCGTCGTCGTGGCCCTCCCACGTGCAGTTCGGGTCGACCCTCGGCAGGTCGCCCGGCACCGGCGTCACGTCGACGACCTCGGCCGGGATCGCCACCACGGCCTCCGGGTCCAGCTCCACCTTGACCGACGCCGCGATCGCCTGCGCCTTGCGCAGCTTCGCCGACACCTTCCCCGCCGCCGTCCGCAGGTGGTCGACGCGCTGCCGGTACGCGGCCACGCCGCCGTCGGCGCCGGCGAGCAGCTTCGCCAGCTCCACCTCGTCCAGCTGCGCCAGCTCGGCCAGGATCTCGCCGGCCGCCGCCAAGCGGTCGATCTTGCTGACGACCTTCTTCCGCTTCTCGACGACCTTCTCCTGCTCTTCCTCGCTGTGCTCGGCGTCGTCGAGCTGGAAGAACCCGCCCTGCTCCTCGGCCGCCTTGCACGCCTTGGCGAACGCCTCCGCGTCCCGCGCCGACGAGAACTCGCCGCGCGCCCACTTCACCAGGAACCGCCGCTGCTGGTCGGCGGACAGCCGGCACACGTACCAGGCGACGCCCACCTGGAGCTGCCCCTTGGCCACCAGCTGCTTCGCGTCGTCGATCAGCCCGAGCAGGTCGATCCGCCACCCGACGTACGGCACGCTCTTACCGAACAGCTCGGCGATCGCCCCCGTCTCCCAGCCGGCCTGGGCGAGGCGCGCGTAGGCCGCGGCCTCCTCCATCGGCGTCATGTCCTGCCGGTTGACGTTCTCGGCGACCTGCGCGATGAACGCCGCCTCGTCGTCCATCTCCCAGACCATCGCGGCCAGGTCCTCGATGCCGCCCTGCTGGGCGGCCCGCCACCGCCGCTCGCCGACGACAAGGCGGTAGGTGCCCGCCTTGGCCGTCTTGCGGACGGCGACCGGCTGGAGCTGGCCCAGCTTCTTCATCGAGGCCGCCAGCTCGGTCAGCTCCTCCTCGCTGAACAGCTTGCGAGGCTGGTCGGGGTCCGCCTCGATCTTGGCGACCGGAATGGTCCGCAGGGTCGGCTTCTTCGCCGTCGCGGTCGCAACCATCGTGTTCCTCCACAGTGAACGATGTACGCATGTCGTACACATTCATTGTAGTCAGAAAACGATCTTGCCGTCAATACTTTATGTATGAACTCGGGGCTGTGACCGGCCTAGATCGCCACAGCATGTGGGGCGACCACACTGGCGTCGGCCACGAGTGACAGCAAGGCGACTGCCACCCCGGACACGACTTTCCCGGCCCGGTCCCTGACCGACGAGCCTCCGCGGGTCTGACCGGCCAGGTGCGGCGCAGGTCGCAGCAGCGCCGCGATCCGCTCAAGCCGGTCATCGCCCATCTCAACGTCGTCCACTCGGCCCGACTCCAGCTCAGCCTCTATCCGCTGCGCCAGCGTCAGCACCTCGATCGTGCGCTTGCGTGGCAAAACCTGATCCCCGCCATTCCGCTTCGATGCGCCAGCGTTCCCACCGTGACCGCACTACCTACGGTCGGACTTAAGGCGCTCCTAATCGAATGATGACGAGATCGTAAACCGCACCACACGGACCGCAACAGCCTTGGTCGGCGAGGTCGAAGGAAGCTTTCAGCCTGTAACCGACAGTGCAAAGTTCCCTTCAGCAATGAAACGCCGAGGCTGGTACCATGCCGCGCTCACTTCCAGACGAACTCCAGACGGTCCAGGTCAAGCTGCGACGACCCCGCCCGGGTGGCCGGCTTGACGATCACTCGGTCGAGCACCAGCGCGAGCAGTTCCCGGCGCCGCTCCAGCGGCGCGTCGACCCACCACTCGGCCAGCGCCTCCGGCGTGGCGGCCGGCAAGGACTCCAGCCGCGCCGCCTGGGCCAGGTTCTCGCGGATGGCCTTCTGCTCCGCCTTGACCTCGGCCTCGATCGCTTTCAACGTGACCAGGCTGATCTCTCGCTTGGCGTACGCCTGGCCGGCCTCGGCCAGGCGCTCGTCGAGGGCGTCCAGCGCCTCCGCCACCTGCACGTCGCCGCGCACGGCGGAACGGACCGCCGCCTCCAGGCGGGCACGCACCTTCGGCGACGCCAGCCGGGCCAACGCCCGCGCCGTGACCTCTTCCTCCAGGGCCTCGGCGGCGATACGGATGCGACCACACCCGTAGCTCGGACTTCCAGCCCGACACACGTACCCGCGCTTACCGCTGTTGCTCGGCTGCGTATAGAGAGACTTCCCACACATGTGCGGACCGTTATCGTCGGCGCCTTGTAGCGGGTACCCACATTGGAGGAACCCGCCAGACAGGAGGTACTTACGCACGTTGGTGGCGAACGGCTGCTTGCGGGCCGGGTCGTCCAGGAGCTTGACCAGCTCATGGTGCGTCTTCTCGTCGAGGATCGCCGCCCACTGCCCTGCACCCACCACCTCCCCGTGGTAGGTCTTGAGCCCGGCGAGCCGCGGGTTCCGCATGAGCCGCGACAGCGACTGCTGGGTCCACGGCCGACCGGCCGACGTCCTGACATCCCGCGCCCGCAGATCCGCAACCACTGACCGCATACTCTCGCCGCCCAGCACCCGCTTGGCGATGTCGCGGATCACTACCGCCTCAGGCTCGATGACCTCTCGGCCTGTCTCGTCGTACCCATAGCAACGCAACGTCCCCGACCCCCGGGCCTGCCTGGGCGACCGCCTGCCGAGCTGGGAGGCAGCCGCCGCACGGATGTGTCGCCTACTGCTCGACCGGCGAACGCTGCCGAACTGGCGGGGAGGGACCAGCAGACCCGTCGCCTCGGCGGGGGGAATCACCGCTGCGATCGGTCGACAGGAGCACCAGCCGAGGAGAGGCTGGCCCCTACGGTAGCAGTGCCGCAACGCACCGTGCTACGTACGCCTACGTATATGTTCCGTTCACAGTTGACCGTAATACTGCCGGCCGACCTCATACCCAGAGGGGATCGCCCCGGAACGCCAGGAGGGCTCGGAATCCCCGATTAGCTGGGATTCCGAGCCCTTCGTGACGCTTCTGCCCTGCACTGCCCCGTTGGGCGGATCGGCCAGGGGTTAAGTCCCCCGACTACGGCCTGACCGACCCGCCCACCGACCGACCGGGACGCGATCAGTGGGGTCACATTACCTGATTGCGCCCGTACGGATAGCGGCTACAGAGACACCCACTGGTCGCCCTTGCGGTACTGGATCTCCACGCAGCCGTAGTTCGGCTCGCCGAAGTCACGCAGCGGCCCGAAGTCCTCGTCGCCGCCCGGCTCGCCATTCGTCCAGATCAGGCCCTCGTACACCACGCCGCGCTCCGCCGCGTCGACGTCCTTCCCGTCCGCGATCGCGCTCGCGTCGATGTCGCCGCCGTCGAGCACCCGCCAACGGCGCCCCTCCGTGCGGGCGCGCTCGATCATCGCTTCCGTCGCCTGCCGGGGGCCCGCCGTGCCAACCTCCGACTCCCACGTGCCGTGCAGCTCGTGATCCCGGTCCCGGGTAATCACCCAGGCGTACGGGTGCTCGGGGAACTTCGCCGCCTGCGCGGCCTGGATCATCGCCATCGACACCATCTGTCTCTCCTCCTCTACGCGACCCCGGCGCCGGCCGGCACCCGGGCTTCCTGCTCGTCGGTTTCGTCGGCGACGTCGCCGGCTGTCTTCATCGCCTGGAGCTCGGCCCGCGCCTCCTTGATGCGGTTCCGACCCCACCGCTCGCTCCGGCGGAACTTCTGGCCGAGGGCCTGGCCGGTCAGCGGGCGCCCGGCGGCCACTGAGTCCCGCCACTCCTTGCGGGCGGCAGCCCACAGCTCCTCGGCCGCCGCGTCCGGGGACACCGGCACCGGGTCGGGCGGCGGCAGCGGCAGCTCCTGCTGCTGCCGGTTCGGCCACGGCTCGGGCGGCACCACCGCGTCCATGCGCGGCATCGGCACCCGGGCCGCCGCCGGCAGCGGCACCGGCAGCCCTTCCGGCAGCGACACCGGGTCGGGCTCCAGCGCGGGGTCCAGATCCGGCACCGGCTCGGCCTCGGCCGCCGGCAGCGGCACCGGGTCCGGCAGCGGCACGGGCTCGGCCGCCGGCAGCGGCACGGGCTCGGGGTCGGCCGCCGGCAACGGCTCGGGGTCGGCCGCCGGCAACGGCACCGGGTCGGCGTCGACCGCCGGCAGCGGCACCGGCTCGGGCTCGGCAGCCGGCTCGGGCTCGGCAGCCGGCAACGGCACCGGGTCGGCGTCGGCCGCCCGCAGCGGCACCGGCTCGGGCTCGGCCGCCGGCAACGGCACCGGGTCGGCGTCGGCCGCCCGCAGCGGCACCGGGTCCGGCAGCGGCAAGGGCTCGGCGGCCGGCAGCGGCACCGAGGCGACAGCGGCAGGCGGCGGCACCGGGGCCGGCGGCACCGACGCGCCGGCAGCCGCCATGGCGAGGGCGCGCTCGGCTGCGACCGCCGTGCGCCGCTGGTGCGCGAGCACCGTCAGCCCGATCGACGCCACCAGCGCCAGGCCGTCGACGGACAGCGGCAGGGTGCTCGCCGTAAGGCTGTCCTCGCCATAGGCCAGGGCCAGGGCCTTCATGTGCCGGTAGCTGGCGACTGCGGCGACCCCGGCAACGATCACCGTCCCGACGATCTGCGTGCCCCTCGCCAGCGGGTGCCGCGGTGCCGGCACCCGCATCATCACTTCGGAGCACAGCAGGAGCGCCAGCGGCGGCCAGCCGGCAACGAACTTCTGCCCGACGCCGGCACCGGCGTGCGCGATGTTCGCCGCGAGGGACGCGCCGATGCCGGCAACGAATGCCGACCAGGCGACTACCCACGCGCCCTTGCTTGGCCGCTCCGGCAGGTTGGTCTTCTCCACGTGAACCACTCCTGCACCTACCCGGCTGCCAGGGCCAGTCGTGCCGGCAGGGCTGCCGGCACCTCGTTCCACTCCATCGGTTCTCCTCCAACAGGTCGGGGCCGCCCGAGTTGCCCCGGGCGGCCCTCGTCGGTCACTACAGGCGGGTGAGCGTCTCCCCCACCAGCGGCCCGCGCTCGGCCACCGCCCGCTCGTGCTCGAACAGGTGGTCGACGCACAGCAGCTCGGTCTGCTTCCACGGGTCCAGCTCCAGGCCCTCCTCCGGGTCGAGCAGGCACAGCCCGCCGTCCCCGCACTTCTCGCCGTCGTGCTCGGTCACCAGGCGGGCGACGGCCAGCGCGGTGCAGCGGCCGCCGTCCTCCTCGGGCACGAACTCGGCGTTGAAGGTCGGGATCACGATGCGGCGGGTGCAGGTCTGGGCGGTCATCTTCGGCTCCTCAGGTCAGGTCGGGCTCGGGGTCGGGCAGGGAAAGGGCGGGCGCGCTCGAGGCGCGCCCGCCGGCTCGGTCAGCGGTAGCGGTTGAGGGTCACCGTGTACTCGCGGCCGTCGGTCAGCCGCAGCACGACGCCGTTGTCCCGCGTCATGAAGCCCGCGCCGGCCAGCGTCTGGACCTCGCGGACCTCGACCGGCTCGTCGTCGTTGTCGACAAGCGGCTCGTCGCCGATCGACTCGGCGGCCGTCTCCAGGTCGAGGTCCTCGACGGCGACCCGCAGGGCGCGCTCCAGGATCTCCTCGTAGCTCAGCATCGGACTGACTCCTTCATGCAGGATGAGGGGCGGTGCGTACATATTCATTGTATGCGTCCGACACTCTCCCCGTACAGTTTTTATGTACGCCTCGGGCCGTGTAGCAGGTCACACAGGCCGCGCCACCCCCGTCCACGGAGGCCGCCGAACGGCCACGGTCGGGTAGTGGAGTGAGGAGGGAGGCGCGACCCGGCTTAGGCGGGCTGTGGCCGGGCGGGGCGGACGGTCACTGCGCCGACCGCTCCCCCAGCCGCCGGGCGTCCAGCTCGGCCGCCGCCTCCAGCAGCCACGCCGGCGGGCCCGGCCGCCGGCCCGCACGCCGGGCCAGCGCCCGGCCGCCCGGCGCGGTCCGTTCGGCACCGCACGCCCGGCAGCTGGTCGTCAGCCACACCAGGCCGCCGCCCTCCTGCGCCGATCCGTCAAGCAGGCCCGCGCAGCCGTCGCACACGCCCACCGCGCCGGCCTCTGCGGCCGCGGTGAACGCCTCCACGTCGACCAGGCCGTCACGCACCAGCCTCGCGTCGATCGCCACCGCTACCTCCTGGCCTCCGATGTGGAGCGGGGCCGGACGAAGGTCGCCCCTCGCCCGGCCCCGCACCGCCCTACTCCTGCGGACTCGCCGGCAAGGCCAGCAGGTCCGGCAGCGCCAGCCGACCGTCCCGGTAGGCCCGCGCCACCTCCTCACGGCCGCCCTTCTTGAAGGTCAGCGTCGTCGACGGCGGCGGCGGCTCCGCGACCTCCACGAAGTCGAGAACGCGGCCCGTCTCGCCGTCGACCACCGTGCCGTCCGGCTCGACCTTCATCCGGCCGAGCAGCGCCTTGCGCCACGCCGGCCGCACCGACTCCACCGGCGCCGGGGTCGTCACCTGGACCTCCGAAGGGTGCTCCTGCTTGCACCAGGCCAGGAACCCGGCCTCGTCGACCACGTAGCCAGTCTTCGGCTCGGAGAGCGTCACCTGCGCCACCGGCTGGTCGTAGCCCGGCAGCCGCACCTCGATCGTCTTGACGCCGATCGCGCGGTTCAGCTCGATCAGGCGGCCGTCGGCCTCGGCGCGGGCCGCGTCGTAGACCTTCTTCACCTCGTCCATGAGGGCCTTGAGCACCGCCGCCCGCATGGACTCCTGCCGGATCTCGCTCACCGGGCCGCTCCCGCCGTCTCGGGCTGCCGGCCGTTGGCGGCCGGCGTGTCGGCCGCCTCGGTCAGCGCGCTGTCGAGCTGGGTGCCCGGGGCCTCCGCCGCGCGCCGGGCGGCCGAGATCTCCGCGCCCCGCTGGTTGAAGGCGTCGCGCAGCCTCTGCGTCTTGCCGAGCCGCTGCGCCCGCTGCCACAGCACCGCCAGGTCCTCGCGCGACGAGCACGCCGCGAGGGCCTTCGGCCAGTCGAGGTCCTTCGGCGGCTCGCCGTTGTCCAGCCAGTCGAGCAGCTGGTGGCCCAGCTCCGCGCCCGGCTTGTGGATCACCTGGTCGGCCAGGGCGTCGCACCGGCTCTTCGTTACCCGCAGGTAGTGGCCCTGGTCGAGGTCGCCCACCAGGTCGAACTCGTACTCCAGCCCGTCGCGCTGGTCGGGCTGCATCCCCAGCTTCGACACCTGCTTCTTGCCGTCCGCGCCTTCGGTAATCTCGTACTTCTGCTTGGACCGCAGGCACACCACGACGTGTCCGGGGAAGCTCATCAGCGCCTCGATGTACGCCCGCTCGATCGGGCGCACGTCCTTCCAGCCGTCCATCGACCGGCCGCCGTGGTTACGGGCGAACAGGTCGACCAGCTCCAAGATGCCGCCCGGCCCGAACCAGTAGTGCGAGGCCGAGTCGAGCATGAAGCCCGTGAAGCCCGCCACCGCCGCCTCGTCGATCAGCTCGACGAGCTGCCGGGGGTCGTACCTGACCGGGCTGATCTTCGAGAAGCCGTAGCCGCCGGCCTCCTCGGGCGTCATGTCGCCGACGCCGGGCAGCTCCGGGTTGACCGCGTACTTGTCGGCCGAGTCCCGCTCGGTGTCGACGAACGCGATCCGCTCGATGCCCTCCGCGATCGTCATAGCGCCGGTCAGCGTGTACAGCAGCTTGAGGCCGGTCAGCGTCTTGCCCGCGCCGCTCGGCCCGGCGAGGGCGATGCGCGCCTTCGCCTTCTTCCGGGTGGCTGGCATGAACCGTGAACTCATCCTTCGTTCCTTTCCACGTGAACGAACCTACATAGACTCTATACGGCCGCAATCCACGACCGTAGCCCTACACCCCGAGGGCAACAAAAACGGCGGCGTGACCCGCGCAGGCTTCACTCCCGACGGCGGCCGGCATGGCGCAGTCGGGACGCCAGCAGATCACCGGCGTGCCCAGCTCAGTGCATCCGCCCTGCTCGCGATGCCGCCAGTCGTCCCCGGCGGGGACGAGTTCGCCGCTGCACGTCACGCACTGCGCGACGTCAACCGGCGCGAGGTGGACCCTCACTCCCCGATCACTCTCCTTGCTTCCTCGGGCACGGCCCGCAGCGCGGGCCCGTGCAGCGGAGCCGACTTCCTGCACCCGGGATGAGCACAGGAGCCATTCGGCCCCTCGACGTACCGGTGGTCGACACCGCTCGCGGCGCGGCGCCCAACCGTTTCTTGTTCCCTGTATGTCTTGCGTCCGCGTGGCGGACCAACTCGGTCCGCCTGGCGGACTAGTTCTAGTCCGCGACCCGGACTAGAACCGCCCTTCACTAGTCCGTCCACCGGACTACCAGACCTGGGCGATTCGGGCGCGGCTGGTCCGGCACGCGGACCAACTACGCCCCGATCGGTGAGGCTGCGCAACAGATCCGGCGGCACTCCCATGCGGTACACCGTGCGGGCCTTCTTGCGCCGGGCGTCCGCGACCGTCGGCCGATCGCGCCACACCCACTTGTTCTCCGGGCGCTCCTCGTCGCCCTCGCCGACCTTGCCCTCCAGCAGGTTCAGATACTTCGCCACCGACGACCGGGAGAGCCCGGTCGCCTTCTGCAAGTCGGTCAGGCTCGGCGTGAACTGCTCGGGAATCGTCGCCGTGGCCGCGTCGGACCACGTGAGCAGCGTCAGGATGAGCTGCCGGCCGGGAGGGTCGAGCGTGCAGAGCTCGTGCCTCACCGCGCGCTCGACCGTCCAACGGTCCACCATGCAGGCGGCCTCTCTGTGCAGCGCCGCCAGCGCACCGTCGCCCGAACTGGCGTACGATGCGCGTGCGACCCGTTTCTCCGTTGCGGGCTCCACTTCGGCCCCGCCAGATGACCGCCTGGCGGGGTCGACGCGTTTCCGGCACCCTACACCCGCGATATACGGCCGCAATGGGTTCCGGCGTGCTCATATCTACGCCGCCTCGTCGTCGGCTTCGAGGACGTCCCACGGGTCCCACACGATCGTCCGCTTCGTCTCATCGGCCCAGGCGTAGATCGTCGTGAGCTTCCACTGCGGGTTGTTGCTGACCTCGCCGTCCTCCTTGGGCAGCTGACCCTTGGACCGCCACTGGTACGGCGTGTTGTCCTTCACGCCGAACATGCGGACCAGCTCCTTGAGCCCGACCATCACTGGCAGCTCCAGCGGGCCCGGCGTCATCAGGTCGGCCGCGATCTTCCGCGTAACCGCCTTGAGCTTGACCTGGTTCACCCTCACTATCCCTCTCCTCCCACGGCCGGATGCCATACAAGGTCAATGTACGGCACCCTCCGGGGATGCTTAGGCCGCCACCCTGGCGGCGCAGTACGGCACGCGATACACCAGGTCGCGCGCCATGCTCAGCCGTGACCTGCTCGCCATTCCTCCTGTCGAGATCGGGGACATGTACAAAGACATTGTATGCGATGGGGGGCCACGCTGTCAATATTGTATGTACGGCCGGCGGGTCGCATTGCCCGCCGCTCGCCCCGGCGGCTATGCTGGCCACTCCACGTGAACGCAGAGCAGCCCCGGATTTCGCGGTCCGGGGCTGCACTGTTTCCGAGGGCGGGCGACAGGCGTCGCAGGGCGCTACCGGATGGCCTCCAGCCGCAACCAGGAGTCGCGGAGGACGAACGTCGTGGCCGCGCCGTCCGCCGTGTTCTGCCCCCACTCCAGCGTCAGCGCGCCCGGACCGTTCGCGGTGACCGTCCCATGCACCCACGCCCGGTCGAACGTGCCGGTCGCCCCCAGCGCCAGCGTGCCGGCGTCGAACACCAGCTGGAAGCTCGGCTTCGTCGGGTCCGCCAGCAGAGGCCCGTCCGCACTCCACCTCATGCCGCCGGACCCGGCGCTGAACACGAACCGGCCCTTGAAGTCGGCCACCGCCGAACTGCGGTACCAGACAGCGCCGGACAGCGCGTACGTGCCGGCAGCCGGGATCGGCAGCACCAGCTGCGGGTCGGCGAGGAAGGCCGTCGAGTTGTTCTGCGGCTCGTCCGTCTTGCGCGCCCAGATGGGAGCGGTCGAGGGGCGAGCTGCCCAGCCGACGATGTGGTTCCCCGCAGGCGGCGTCTTCAGCACGAACACCTTCGCGTTCACCGCGACCGGGCCCACCATCGACACCACCCGGATCGGCACGGTGTCGCCGTCGTGCACCACCCGGACCGTGCCGTCGCCGGCGACACTGACCACCCGCGCCGGCCGCAGCCGCCACGTCAGCCCCAGCCGCGCCATGCGCTCGAGGACGGCTTCGGCGATCGCCTTCACCGGCACCCCCGCCACAGGGCTACCCCCGCTCATGCCTCACCGCCGTTCGTGTCCGCGTACGCCCGCCGCAGGGTGTGCCGCATCGCCCCGCCCGGCACCAGCGGCAGCGTCCAGCCGACCTCCAGCCACCGCCGCCCGTTCCACCGCACCACGTCGTAGGCGTCGTGCCGCGGGTCGGCCGGGGTGCTCAGCTCCACCGTCTCGTACACCGTCTGCTGGATGCCCAGCGTTCGGGCGTACACCGTCGCCTGTGCCTGCGACCGCACCTGCACGTCGACCGTCTTCGGCAGCACGAACCCGCGCCGCGCGATCGAGTGCGGCGCCGACGCCGGCACGTCGTACACCCCGACCACCGGCTCCGCGTCCGACCCAGGGTCGTTGCTGACCGCCACGAACCGGTTCGGTGCGTCCAGCAGGCCCGACACCCGCGAGATCGACCCCCGGATCACCCGGCCGGAGGCGTCCAGGTCGATGGTCACCGCCTCGCTGGCCGGGTCGAACGCCCGCCGCAGCCGCAGCAACCCCTGATGCCCGAACCACGGCATGAAGTACCCGCCGGACGCCGCCAGGTCCCGCAGCGCGCTGGCCCGCGACGTGCCGGGCGACCATGAGCTCACCGACGTGAACTCGGTCGCGTCGACCATCACCGCACCGATGGGCAGCCCGTCGAGCAGCCGGGCCACCGCCTGGTCGACGAGCTGGCCGCCCGCGTCGAAGCCGATCTCCATCTCCTGGTCGACGAGGAACATCTCGTCGAACAGCGTCAGCGGGGACGTCGACCCGGCGCTGGTCACCAGGTCCGCCGCGTCCCCGATCATGTAGCGGCCCAGCGGATACTCCGTCCGGCCCGCATCACCGAGCACCATCCACACCGCGATCCGGTCGGTCACCGGGTTCACCCGCGCGGCGTCGTCCACGCCCAGGGTCAGCCCGGATACCCGCCGTGCGATCGTCGACGTGCCGTCGTGGCTCAGGCTCGGCGACGAGCCCCGCAGCGGCGTCAGCGCGCCCCTGCGCACACCGGTCCGGCCGTCGATCAGGTCGAACCGGTACGACGCCGACCGCTGCCCGAGGTGCGCCGGCAGATCCAGCAGGTCACGCGCGTGCGCAGATCCCAAGGCCGTCCACCTCCCACACGTTGCCCTGCGCGTCGGTGAACTGCGTCGTGGCCGCCGGCTGCGCCTCGAAGTCGGGGCTGGCCAGCAGCGGCCCGTCAATGCCCCGACGCACCTCGGCCCGGGCCACCGTCACCGCGCCGGTCAGCGTCACCGCCAGCCGCCCCGGATCCGCCGTCGGCGGCTCAGGCAACCCCTGATAGGCCCAGAACGCCGTCCAGGTCTGCCCATCCTCCGACGTCCACCACTGGCCGTAGCCCTCGCCGTCCATCGCGTCGTTGCCGTACGTGAGCCGCAACCAGAGCCGCTGGTTGCGCACCACCATGTCCGCGGTGCTGTGGCAGTCGTAGAACCCGTTGCCACCGAAGATGTCGAGGCAGGTCGACACGGCATCGGCGGTCATCCTCCACCCCGACGACGGCTCGCCGCCCACCCCGTCGGAGAGGTACGACAGCTCGGCGGACCACTGATCGCCGGTCGGCCGCAGCTCCATCCGCACGTCCAGGTCGTTGGTGACCGGCTCATTGACCAGCAGCTCCGCGAACTCCACCGTCGGGTCCTCGTTCGTGTTGCCGGTCGTGAGCTGCGCCCGCACGCCCACCTGGCCGGGGTCCAGCAGCACCCCTTGCGACGCGTACGTTTCCCACCGCCACTGGTCCTGCCCGTCCGGCCACACCGCCGCCCGGACCGCCTCGTCCCGCACCTGCAACCGCAGCCAGTACCAAGCCCCCGGCGTGTACGCCAGGAAGCCATCCGTTGGGGTGCGCACCGTCGTGAGGTTCCCCAGCGAGTACAGCGTGCCGCCCGCGGTGAATTCGAGCTTCACGCCCAGCGTGCCGTCGGTCTGCGCCGCCAGCAGAGCCCGAAGGTTGTTCGCCGCGTCGACGTGCCGGGCCACCAGGTACGCGCTGATCGGCTGGCCCGCCGCCTTCTCGTTGAAGCGGAACCGGACCCGCACGTCGACGTCCCTGCGGGGCGCGTCGACCACGGCCCAGCGCCGGTCCCACAGGCTGATGAACGCGCGGTCGATGGACAGCTTGTGGCTCACCGGGGGCGTGCCGTCCATTTGGACGTTCAGCGCCGCCCGAACACCGCCGGCCGGCGCCGACGCGATGAAGTCGAGCCGCGTCCACGTGTTCGCCGCCAGGTTGACGACGGGCCCCAACGTCGACGACAGGTAGGTGCCCGCCGCGTCGAACCAGTTGAAGCCGATCCGCGCGGCCCTGGCGACCGGGCAGGACACCCTCGCGTGGACCCGGTAGCTCGTGCCGTTGGGGATGATCCCGGTGGCCTGCTCCGTCTCCGCTCGCACAAGCGCGGCCACCCCGTCCGGGCTCAGCAGCCCGGACGCCGACCCCTGGTACGCCTTCGTCGTGTCCCGCGTGAGCGTCCCACCGAACGCCGTCCAGTTCGCCGCGTTGACCTCGAAGTCCGGGTTTGCGTTCAGCGGTCGCGCCAGCCGGATCGTCGCCTTCTCGGCGGCCACCGAGTAGTCCGCTGGCGCGCCGTTGAGGATCGACCAGCCCGGCCCGAGCCCGGCCGCCACGGTCCGGTCGAACAGGTCGGCGAACACCCGGGAGGCGAGGACGTCGGCCGGCGCCGGCGTGCTGGCCGTGACCGACGAGACGAGGCCCTCGGGCCGCAGGCCCTCGCAGGGGGCGGGCCCGCCGTCGAGCGGCGCTGGCGTAGCCGTCACCTCCACCACGGTCAGCTGCGCCAGGTGCAGGTGGCCGCGGGGGCGGCGCTTCACCGAACCGCCCGGCACCAGCAGCGTCGACAGCCACCGGTTGTGCAGCTCGTCGCGGACACACACGTAGGGCACCGTGTCCCACGCCAGGTCGCGCAGGCCCTGGAACCCCTTGTCCATCGTGGCCGGCACCGCCGCCGCGTTGACCAGCAGCGTCCGCGTGAACTCGACGCCGCCGCGCTCCAGCGGCCGGAACGCCGTCCGGAAGTCCCGGTCGAACATCTCCTGCAGCTCGACCTGGCTCGCCTCGGGGAACGTGAAGTCCTCGCTGGGCCGCCCGTCCCAATCCATGCAGTAGGCCAGGTTGCCGGCCGGGTTGTGGTTGCTGGTCAGGATCAGCACCCCGGCGTCCACCCTCGTGCCCGTCACGCCCGGCGCGGCAATCGTGGCCGCGACCGGCGGCGACCACGGGCCGGCGAGGCCGGTCCGGTGCATCATCCGAATGCGGTACCGAGACTCGACGCCCACCCGCGCCTCGTAGTCGTCCACCGCGGTGACGGCCGGCTCGACGACCTTCGCGATGGTCTCCCACTCGTCGGCGGCCATCGCGTCGTCCTGGCGCTGCACCTCGTAGTACGCCCACCCGCCGACCACCGGCGAGTTCGTCGCCGCCCAGGACAGCTGGTGGTAGCGGATGCCGGTCGGGATACGCGCCGCCGGCCGGGGGCAGCCGGGGTCGACGATGGTCAGCGGCTGCACCGCCGGCACCACGGTCAGGCCCGTCACCGCGTCCATCTCCTGCGCCACCATCAGCGTCAGGTCCGCGTTCTCGTCGGCCTGCCCGTCGTAGGTGGCGAACGCGGCCCCGCCGCCGTACCCGGCCTCATCCCACGACGCGGGCGGGCCCGCGGCGGCCGGGTTGGCGTCGGCGCCGAGGACCTGCCACGGCGCTTGGCTGTCGGCCCGGCTCGACCATGCCCACCAGGTCCTCCCCCCAACTCCGGCCGACTGGTACGGCGGGTCGAGCTTGACGGTGACCTCCCGCCATCCGTCGGCGATCTCCGGCAGCGCGTCGAACTCCTCGACCGTGATCCGTGCCTGCGGCCCCAGCCGCTCGTTCGTGTCCGCCGGGTTGACCTGCGCCAACTCCAGCGGATCGCGCGTCTCGGGCAGCCGACGGGCGTAGAAGCGAGCCCACACCCACCAGCCAGCAACGTCCTCGACGATCTGCTGCGTGGTGGAGCCGGGCGGGGTCAGCTCCGACACGGTGGCCACGACCTGCGTCAGGTATCCGTGGCAGCCAAGCTCCGGCTCCGACGTCCCGTTCAGCGCCACGATCGACGGCATCTCGTTGACCGTCGCCACGCTCGGCACGGACCCGGCACGGAGCGTTTTGCGCAGCAGCACGCCCCGGTGGGTCGGGAACGGCGCGACCGGTCCCGCCCGGTCCGCCTTCACCGGCACCGGCGACGCCACCGACAACTGCCCGGCGTACGCCTGGCCGACCGTGAGCGCGTACTCCTGCCCGGCGTCCAGCCTCACGCCCGGACCCATCGTTCGCACGTCGGCTATCGGCAGCTCGTAGTAGTAGCCGCTGATGTAGAACGCGCCCGGCGAGATGTCCACCCCGCCGGCCCCGACCCGGTTCTCCACCCCGTAGGTCACTTCCAAGGCCAGGTAGTGCAGTTGGAACACCGCGCCCGCCGGCGCGACCGCGCTGGTCTGGAGCCGCACGTTGATGTTCGTCCCGCCGGAGGTGTGCAGCGCGGTCAGCCCGGCCGGCGGGGCGGAACCGGCGATCGCCTGTGCGCGCCACGGCCGGCGGCCGCGCTGCGTCGTCGGCGCCGCGGTGGTGTCCCACCAGGGGTTCAGCTCGCCCAGGCGGGACCGGCCGATGGCCGTCACCCCGTTGTGGACCGCCGGGCCGCTCAGCGTCTCGTCCATCAGCCAGTTCACGCCCATCGACGGCCGCTCCAAGCCGAGCGTCACCGCCGGGGCCAGGTCGGCGAACGGGCCGGACATCACGTACAGCACCGACACGTCGAGGATCCGCCGGTAGTCCAGCGCCGCGTGCGTCCTCGGCGAGGCGGTGTCGAACCAGAAGCGGGCCGCCGCGTTGGGACCGGTCAGGGTGACGTGCCGCGGGTCGGACGGGTTGTGCACCGCGTCGGGCGGCATCGACGCACCGCCGGCAAGAGCCGCGCCGGGCAGCAGCTCGCCCTGCCGGCACGGGATGACCAGCTTGCGGACGGGCCCGGTGCCCGCCACCGCGTCCGCCGGGTACAGGTTGACCAGCAGCTCCTTGCGGGTCGGCAGGCCCGGCGGCGGCCCCGCCACTGCCAGCCGGACACGCTGCAAGCCGCTGTCGCCCGCGTGGGAGTCCCGGGCCCGGAACGTGTAGCCCACCTCGCTGGCCGTGTCGAGCACCACCGCGTCCACCACGAGCGGCGCCCACTGCATGCCCATCACGTAGGGCCGGTCCGGGTTGTACTCGCCCACTCAGATCGTCCTCACTGTCGTGGCCACGTCCCGCCGGGCCAACGTCTGCAACACGCCCTCGCCGACCGCCCGGCCGGTGTCCAGCGCCTCCTCCCGGGTCGGGACCGCGCCCTCGAAGGTCACGCGGATCGAGTCGCGGGCGAACACGATCGACCCCCCGCCGCCGCCGTCCGCGCCGAGCAGCCGCATCAGCCCGGACTGCTCGGCGAGTTCGCGCGCCCGGCGGGGCCGGGTCAGCGGCACCACCACCTCGTCGCCGGCCTCACCGCCGACGAACAGCGTCGGCTGCCGCAGGATCGCGCCGTTCGCCAGCATCGGAATCCTGGGCAGCGAGCCGGGGAGCATCCCGTCGACCTTGGCGATGCCGGAGTTGATCGCGCCGATGATCCGGTTGAGCTGCGAGCGGATCGTGCCCGAGATCGCGCTGGCGATCGCGCCCAGCGACGGCACCCTCTTAAGCCCGTCGACGAGCCTCCTCACCAGCGCCGACCCGGCCGACAGGAACCTCCCGGCCAGGCTCGTGATCTTGCCCGGCACGGAGGCGATGAACGACACGATCGAGTTGAAGCCGCTCACCGCCGCCGACTTGGCCGAGCTGACCGCGTTCGTGAAGATCGACCGCAGACGGCTTCCGAGGCTCGCCAGGCCGGAGGCGATCCGGCCCGGCAGCGCCGTCGCGAACGACACCGCCGCGTTGAAGCCCGCCGTGAGGGCGTTCCTCGCCAGGGTGACCGCCGAGTGGAACAGGGCGCGCAGCCGGCCCGGCAGCGACGCCAGGAAGCCGAGGATCTGGCCCGGCAGGATGGTGACCGCGTAGAGGATCAGGCCGATGCCGATGCCCAGGGCCTGCAACGCCATCTGCGCCGCCGACGTGAACAGGGACCACAGCATCTGCGGGAGGCTGGCCAGGAACGCGCCGATCTTCCCGGGCAGCTCCGCGAACCACGTGCCGATCGACTGGAAGAACCCGACCACCGCAGTCCACGCCGACGAGAACGCGCCGCCGATCGCCGAGCCGACGCCGGCCCAGTCGATGCTGTTGAGCCAGCCGGCGACCTGGGCCAGCCAGCCGGCGACGCTGGATAGCGGCGACAGCAGCCACGCCAGCGCCGACGCGATCGCCGACACCAGCGGCGCGACGGCCTGCGCCGCGAGGAACTGCAACAGCAGCGCCGCGACCTTGATGAGCGGCGCCACGACCGCGACCGCCACGGCGGCGAGCTGCGCGACCAGCGCGATCAGCGGCGTCAACGCCACCACGATCTCCACCAGCGGCGGCAGCAGCGACACGATCGTCGGGACCAGCGGCATGAGGGCCTGGACGACCTGCACGATCAGCGGACCCAGCGCGGTGAGGACCGGGGCGAGGGCGGTGCCGAGGGCGGTGACGATCTCGCCGAGCGGCGGGCCGAGCTGCGTGAACAGCTCGGCAAGCAGGCCGGCGACCGGGGCGAGGACCGCGGAGAGCGTCTGCCCGATCTGGAGCAGGACCGGGCCGAGCGCCGTCACCAGCGGCCCGATCAGCGGGCCGAGCGCCGTCAGGGCCTGCGCGAGGGGCCCGACGAGCATCGTCACCAGCTGGCCGATGACGGGCAGGACCGGCGCGATGGCCAGCGCGATCTGCGCGATGAGCTGGCCGATCGGCCCGAGCGCCGGTGCGAGGGCCTGGATGCCCGTCGACAGGGCGGCGAACACCGGCCCGAGGGCGCCGCCGAGCGCGGCGAGCGCCGGCGCGAGGGCCGACGCGAGGGCCTGCAACGCCGGCACGACGGCCTGCGCGATCGGCAGGAGCGCCGGCACCAGCGAGTTGCCGATGATCCCGAGCAGCGTCATCAGCACCGGCGACAGCCCGGCCGCGACGGTGCCGAGGGCGGTGAACACGCCTTGCAGCGCCGCGCCGCCCTGCGCCGAGGCGAAGAACTCCCGCAGCGTCGCCGTGGCGGCGACCAGGCTGCCGAGCAGCCCACCGGGCCCGGCCGCCGCGTTGGCCGCCTGGAAGACCGACCCGAGGATGCCCTTGACGTTGGCCGCGACCTGTCCGAGCTGGGCGAGCACCCCGGACGCGCGTTCGATCGCCGAGACGGCGGCGCCGCTGGCGGCCATCGCGGACAGCCAGTGCCCAAAGTCGGCCGCCAGGTTGCCGGTGAGCCCGGACAGCTGCGTCAGCGACGGCAGCGCCACCGCGGCGATGTCCCGCAGCCCGGTCAGCAGCGGCCCGGTCGCCACCGCCAGGTTCCCGACCGACACCTTGGCCGTGTCGAGGATCTGGCTGAGCACCGACACCGTGGCGGACTCCCGCAGGAACTCCAGCGCCCGCCGCGCCGCCAGGCCGTACTCGGCGGCCACCGCCGCCAGGCCGGACCGCAGCGGCCCGGACAGCACGGCGGCGGTCTGCCCGATCTGCCCGACGAGCGGTCCGGCGAACGCGTCCTGCGACGCGGTGCGGATGTCGTCGAGCGCCGGCTTGACGGCGCGGAAGTCCTGGGCGAGGCGCTGCGCCTGCGGGGACAGGCCCTCGATCGCCTTCTGGAAGGCGGCGGCGTCGTCGCCGGCCGCCGCCTTGAAGGCGTCGCTGAGGCCGGCGGTGGCGATCTTCAGCGCGCCGATCGCCGCCGCGCCGACCGCGATCGCGCCGGGGACGGCCAGGGCCGCCCCGCCGACTGACGCGAGCGACCCCGCCAGGCCGACGAGGCTGCTCGACGCGGTGGCTGCGATCGCGCCGATCGCGCCGATCTTGAAAGCCTTCGCCAGCCCTTTGCGCAAGTCCGGACCGAACTTGCTCACGTCGCCGATGATCTCGATGTACGCACGCCCTAGCGCCACGCACTCAGCGTAGATCAGTCTCGACGGCCGCAATCCCCCGCTGTGACCGTATAGGGCTGCGCCGTTGACCTGCCCCTACGACGAAGGGCTCCGGTGACGCAACCGGAGCCCCACGCCATTCGCTCATCCAGAGCCGGACCCGTCCCGCGCCGGATCTCCGCACAGCGTAGCGACGACGCCGTGAGCGCCGAAAGCCCTCGCGCGTACCGCCCACCGCCCCGTCCGCGTACCCTCACGACAGGCGCGTGCCAGCCTGGCACAGTGCCAATGCTCGGAGGTGCAACCCGGTGATCAGCCCCCTCGCCCGCCGTCTTCGACTCGGCACCGCCATCCGCGAGCTGCGGGACCAAGCCGGGCTCACCGGCACCGAACTCGGCCGCGCGGCGGGGCTGGACCGGACCGCGGTGAGCAAGGTCGAGAACGGCGAGCGCCGGCCGCTCGACACGATCCTCAAGCTCCTCGACGTCCTCGTGCCCGAGAGCGACGAGCGGTACCGCGGACTCCAGCGCGTCGCCCGCGACGGCCTCGCCAAGGGCTGGTGGACGAACCTCGAGTACGCCGGGATGGGCGACCGGCAGGCCAAGACCGCCGACATCGAGAGCGGCGCCCGCACCATCCGCGAGTACCAGAACTCGCTGCTTCCCGGCCTCGTGCAGACCGAGGCGTACTCCCGCCACCGGGGCCAGGTCGCGCTCGACGACGGCGCGGACTTCGACCTCAACGGCACCGTCGCCGGCCGGATGCGCCGGCAGCAGCAGATTTCCGGCCCGGACGGGTCGGAGTATGACGTCGTGCTGGAACCGCAGGCCATCGAGCGGCTGCCCGTGCCGCCGACGGTCATGCGGGAGCAGTTGCAACACCTGCTCACCCTGGCCACGACGAGGGAGAACGTGCGGGTCCGTGTCCTGCCGGTTGACGCCCGGCTCGGTCGCGGGTACGTACCGCGCTCGCCGTTCTCCCTTTACGCCTACCCGGACCCGGAGGACCTGACGCTCGTCGCCGTCGACACCGTGACGGCCGATCTGCTGGTCACCGACCCCCGGGAGGCGGACCGGTACGCGCGGCTGTTCGACCAGCTGCGCGATGCCGCGCTGTCCGAGGAGGACAGCGCAGACCTCATCCAGAAGGCGGCCGACAAGTTGGCCGCCGAAGCCTGAGCAGGAGTCCTCCATGAGCGATCCCACCTTCCGCCACTGGCGGAAGTCCACCCGGTCCGACGGCGGCCAGAACTGCGTCGAGGTGTCCGACGCCGTTGACGGCAGCGTGATGCGCGTCCGCGACAGCAAGGACAAGACCGGCCCCGTGCTCGCCTTCACCGGCGAGGGCTGGGCCGCGTTCATCGCCGGCGCGAAGGCCGGAGCGTTCGACCTGGCCTGACGTCCAGCAGTCCACACCCGAGGGGTCGGCACCGCACGGTGCCGGCCCCTCGACGCGTCCGCACCAGACACGCCGAGTCAGTTCCCGCGCGCCCCTTGTGACATCGACCGGCTCCGTGCCATGCTGGCACCGTGCCAGCCGGCACGGTGCTAAATCAGCACGGTGCCAAGCAAGACCAAGACGGAGAACCGCACCCTTGGGGGCATCTCATGGTCCAGGTAGGACACGGTCTACACGCAGCAGCGCGCACCACCCTGCTCGTCGACGGCGACGTTCCACCGCCGCCGCCCGGCGAGTTCGTCCCCCACGAGGGCTACATCGTGTTCGGCGGGGACGGCCACCGCCGGGCCTTCGCCGACTACATGCTGGCCGTCCACCGGCCCGGCCGGCGACACCTGGACCTGCGGCGAGGCTGGCTGCCCCGCCTCCAGGTGCAGCGGCGCTGCACCTGGTGCGACGACTCGTGGGTGTGTACCGCCGCCCGGTGGGCGCGGACGGTGCCGGAGGGCCCGGGGGAACCGGCACCGCCGGGCCCTCCGGCACCGCCCGCGCCACCACTGTGGAACAGCCCGACCGCCATCGACTGGCCGATGGCCGGACTCTTCACCCTCGGGCAACGGCGGCGCGGCCAGGGAGTGCGGCCATGACCGTGCGCCTGCCTGACGTCATCCCGAACCTCTCACGCGGCGTCATGTACCGGCACTGCGTCGAGGTCTACCTGCGACACCAGCCGGGCCCGATGGGGACCTGCCTCTGTGGGCAGGTCGGCTGCCGGTCCCGCTACAACGCTTCCGTGGTGATCGAGGCGGCTGGGGTCAACCCCGCCTCGGTCACGGCCGCCGACGCAGCGCCTCAGCTGTGGCACGAGCGGCCCGTCCCGTCCGCCGACCCCGCAGGGGGTGCCGGGTCGGTGCAGGAGCCGGCGTATCCGACGGGCATCGCGTCAGGTTCCGACGCAGCCCGGCCGGCACTGGCCGGGGGGTGGGCAGCACAGCCCCACCCCCCGGCGACTGGACACCATGGGGCCGAACGATGATCCCCGCGCCGGCCCGGGTGGGTCTCGCCACCACCAACGACCCGTACCTGCTGCGGAACCTGATCTGGTGCGGCCCGTGCGACGTGCCGATGTACCCCAACCCCGCGTGGGGGCAGCGCACCTACAAGTGCGGCCTCGGCTGCCGCCGGATCGCGCTGCCCGCCGACGCCATCGAGTCGGTGACCTGGACCGCCGCCGAGCGCCGGGCCACCCTCGACGCGATCGCCCCGCCCTGCCGGCAGTCCGTCCTGGAGCTGCTGCTGGTCAAGGTGATCGTCGTCAGCGACGCGCCCGACGACCTCGCGTTCGTGTGGCGCACCTGATTCCGCCCGGCTGCAACCCGAGCGGCCGGCAACAGAAAGAGGAGCACGTCATGGCCCAGCGACACCTCAACTCGTGGTTCAAGAGCACCAAGTCCGGCCCGAACTGCGACAACTGCGTCGACATCAAGTTCAACGGCGGCGGCAACGTCGAGGTGCGGAGCAGCCGCGACCCGCAGGGCCCGACGATCGTCTTCGACGCGGGCGAGTGGGACGCCTTCATCGCCGGCGCGAAGGCGGGCGAGTTCGACATCCCCGCGCACGCCCGCTGACCGTCTCACCATGAACACCCGCCGGCCGCTGCTTCCCGCGATGCGGCGGCCGGCGGGCTGACCCCGCGCCACCGAGTTCCCCCCGTGTCCTCGGTCGCGCGGTCCGAGCGGGCCCGCTGCGCAGAACACGACGCAGCCGCAGCGGGCCCGCTCCCCCAGGCCCGAGCAGGCGCGCCTTTCCGTCGTTGGACGTGCCGCTCGCGGGGCGGGCGGGTCGTGCTCACAAAGCACCAGCGACCCGCCCGCCCCACCCCAGCCCGGACCGCACGCCGCACGACGGCCCGCTACCGTAAGACCTGTCCCCCGACAGCTAGTTCGAGCTGTTGGAGGGTCACCCGTGGACATCATCAGCCGCGCCGAATGGGGCGCCCGGCCACCCGAGTCCCGCTCCACCGTGCCCTGGTCCAAGCGGACCGTCTTCATGGGCCACTACTCGGCCGCAAGCGCAACGCAGACGCCACGCCAGATCCAGGACTTCCACATGCGGGTCCGGAACTGGTCGGACATCGGCTACAACTTCCTCATCAACTCCGTTAGCGGCCTCATCTACGAGGGCCGCGGGTGGACGACGGTGGGCGCGCACTGCGCCGGCCACAACACCGAGGCCATCGGCGTCTGCATCATCGGCAAGGACCAGAAGGGCCGCCAGGACGTCTCCGACGCCGCCCGCCGCGCCTTCAAGTGGCTCTACGAGGAAGCCAACGACCGCAAGGGCAAGCGGCTCACGCTCCTCGGCCACCGCGACCGCGGGTCCACCGAATGCCCCGGCGACGAGATCTACTCCTGGCTCAAGGCAGGCCTGCCCATCGTCGGGAGCCCGACGCCGCGGCCGTCGCCGAAGCCGTCGGCGGGCACGAAGCCCGCGCCCGGCACGCCGGTCGCGTTCCCGTTGCCCGCCGGCTGGTACTTCGGGCCGGCGTCCGGCCCGGACTACTCGGTGTCCGGCAAGCACGAGCGCTACTTCCGGGGCCGCACTGACCGGGCCTGGCTCAAGGACTGGGCCACCCAGCTCGGCCGCCGGGGCTGGTCGGTCGGCAAGGGCCGCCGCTGGCTCGGCGGGGCCGGCAACGACGGCATCTACGGCTCGGAGTACCGCGCGCTGATCCTGGCCTTCCAGGACGACCAGGGCCTCCGCGAAGACGGCCTCCTCGGCGTCAACACCTGGAACGCCGCCTTCCGCAACCCGGTCAGCTAGGAGCCGGCCGTGATGAAGCCCGAGTGGATCGTCGCGTTGCTCGGCGGCGGGTCGATCGTGGGCATCGTCATCGACCGCATCTTCACGTGGCTCGTCGGTCGACGCAAGGAGAAGGTCGCCCTCGCCGACTACGGGACACAGATCGCCGAGCGGCTGCTGGGCCGCATGGACGCCCAGCTCGCCGGGGCGGAGACGAAGCTCCAGCTCGCCGAAACGCAGATGGCGGCCGCGAACCTGACCATCGCCCAGCTCCGCGAGGAGCTGGCCATCACCGGGGGCGAGGTCGCCCACCTCCGGGCCGAGCTACGGGCCCGCGAGGTCGTCATCGCTGAACGTGACCGCTTGCAGGTCGAGAACACCCAACTCAAAGCCAAGATCGTCTCTCTCGGAGGCAGTCCGTGACCGAACCCACCCAGACCCGCCACCCGTGGCGGGCGACCGCCCGCACGATCTTCGCGGCAACCGTCGCCGCGCTGACGCTTCTGCCGACGGTCGCCGTCGCCGGCGGCATCGACACCTTCCCCGCCGTCGCTCAGGTCGTCGCCGTCGCCGCCGCGATCACGCGGGTGCTCGCGCTGCCCGGCGTCGAGGACTTCCTGGAGCGGTTCCTGCCGTTCCTCGCCGCCGCCCCGGTCGGCGACGAACCGGCGGCCTCGCCGGTCCCGCCGGCACCGCTGCCGACCCGCACCACGTTCCGCGACAACGACTTCCGCTGACCCGCCGACGCGAGGAGGGCGCCCCCACCCGGGGGCGCCCTCCTTCGCTATCTGCCAGCCGCGCGCTGCATCCCGCCCAGCGCCCGGGCGAACGACTCGTCCGTCTCGTCGTCCGACCACTCCTCGCGGCCGTCCAGCTCCGCCGACGGCGGCGGGGCCTCCAGCGCCTGCCGGAACTTCGCCACGTCCTTCTCGGTGCCGCCTTCCACCCACCAGGCGTAGATCACGTCCAGCAGCGACGGCAGCGGCAGGTCCAGCGGTTCCCGGCCGGTACGCAGCAGCATCGTGCCGTGGAACTCGGGCCAGCGCTTGACCGCCAGGGTCAGGAGTCGCTGCCCGACCCAGTAGGGCGGGCCGACCACTCCTCGACGACGTGCGTGAAGATCCCCATGGCGTCGGAGAAGTCGAACTCGTCGTCGGTGTCGAGCAGCCGCTTGCGGAACACCCGCAGGCTCATCGGGTCCAGCGTCTGCTCGAAGAAGTCGAGCACCGCCGCCACCTGGTCCTCCTGCGTGCGACTCGTCGACGCCGCCGCCACCAGGTACGCCAGCTGGGCATCCTTCGGCGCCCGGCAGGTCATCTCCACCTTGTCCAGCTTGAACTTCACGTCGGGCAGCTTGTTGCCGTCGCCGGCCTGCTGCGCGACCTTCGCGCTGGTCGTGAACTCCCTCATCGTTTCCCTCCCTATGAGCGGACGAGCCGGAACCCCGCCGGCACCGCCACCTCTTCCATCGCTTCCCGCAGCCACGGTTGCGCCCTGGTGCCCGGGTGGTTCACCAGCGTGGTGAACACGACCTGGCCGCCCGTCTCGAACCGGAGCACCCCGCCCGGCCGCCGGGGCCGGATCTGGTGCGGCTGGGTGCCGCCGTGCACAGCCGCCGCGTACTCCACGTCGTTGACGACGAACCCGTAGACCTGGCCGCGCCCCACGCCGACCTCTTCGCGGTGCGCCGACCGGAGCCGGCCGGTGTCGACCGGGCACTTGAGCACCGCCCGGGTCCGGACCCGGCGGGCCACGCTCCGGACGAACCGCAGCACCGGCCCCACCGGGCCGGTAAGCAGCTGGCGCATCTCCCCCGCGAACAGGTCGACCCGCGCGTTGACGCGCACCGCCATCAGCGCCGCCGCGCCCGTCTCGCGGTCGGCTCGCCGTCGACGTCGCCGGCCGCCGCGGTGGCCGGCGGCTCGTCGACGTCGCCGGCCGGCTCGCCGCCGTCGACCACCACGGCGGCCGGCGGCCGGTCGCCGTCGTCCAGGACCTCGTACCGTCCGGCGTCGACGAGCGTCGCCAGCCGCGCATCCCACGGGACGTGCCGCACCTCGCCGTCGGCGACGCCGGGCATCGCCGTCAACGCCCGCACCGTGACCTGCTGACCCTCGCGCATCGCCTTCACTCCTCCTCGCACACGCACACGTTCGTTTGCACTGCGACCAGGACCTCCTGGCCGACGCAGCCGCCGGACGGCCCGACGCTGGACTGCTCGCCGATCCACACCTCGTCGACCGCCGGCACCTTCCGCAGCTCGCACAGCACCGCCCGCCGGATCCGGCCGGCGTCGTCGGCCAGCTCCGCCGCCGACCGCTCCAGCTCGGCCGCCGTCGGCGGGAACCCCTGGTCGTCGGGCGTCGGCGCGCACCGGGCGGTGCCCGCCCCCAGCTCCACCGCCCAGAACGCGCCCGGGTCCGCGCCGTCGTCGAGGGGCGTGCCCCGCCCGTTCGGGAACTCACCCGCCAGCACCGGGTACGTCCGCACGATCCGCACCCACGCCTGGCCCTCGCAGCACGAGTCGATCGCCACGTCCCGGCCGGGCACCACCGCGCACACCGCCGGGGCGCCGCCGAGCGCGTCGGCCAGGGCCGCCCCGATGAGCTCGCGCAGCCGCACCGCGACCGGCCAGGCCACGTCGTCGGCGGGTGCCGGCACCGGCTCCGTCACGACGTCCTCCTTCGGCCGCGGTTCAGGTCCGGCGACCACACCACCGTGTCGCGGGGCAGCCGGTGCGGGTTCACCACCCGCAACCACTGGTCGACCTCGGGCAGCCCGGTCATGCCGTCCTTGGCGAGCTGCGCCGGGTCGACGAACGTCTGCTGCACGCCCTGCCGCACCAGCGACTGCACCCGGCGGGGCAGCCGGCACGAGTTGTCGGCGGTCAGCACCTTCGCCACCTCGGCCGCGTACTGCCCGGCGGCGATCCGGCCGCCGGCCGGCACCTCGACGCCCCGCTGGTAGGTGACCGCCCACGCGCCCGGCTGGTCGTCGGCGGCCCTCAGGTCCTGCGAGGCCGGCCACTTCTCCCCGTCGACGCGGACCAGCCACCGCCGGTTGTGGACCACGTACGCCGCCGCCGGCAGGACCTGCCCGTCGATGAGCACCTGGGTGACGGCGTGGACCGGGCCCGGCAGGCTCACCTCCGTCCCGGGCGGCAGGCACCCGCAGGACCAGTCGGCGCAGCCGCACAGGCTGATGAGCAGGCTCCCGTACGGCAGCGCGCCGGCGTACGGCAGCGGCAGCCACCCCTCCCGCCACCACTGGTCCCGGTCGTCGCGCCGGCACGGCCGCACCGTCGACGAGCACAGGCCGAAGCGCCGCCCGGACAGCGCCCACAGCACCTCTGTGGCGAGGTCCGTGGCCGTCGTCCGGACCGCCTCGTCCAGCTCCGTCCAGCCCTTGAGGTAGGCCGTGTTCAGCGGCCAGGAGCATGGGCCGGTCCGCACCGGCTGCGTCACGGCGGTCCCTACACCGAGGGCGCGACGAACGACTTGAAGCGCTGCGCGCCCGTCGTCGTGTCGGTGACCGTGATGAGGTACGTCCCGGGGGCGGCGTACTGGTGGCTGACCGCCGCCTCCTCGGCCGGGCCGGGCGTCTGTGCGCCGTCGCCCCAATCCACCGTGTACGGGTGGACCGGCGGGCCGGGCGGCACGTACGTCGCCGTGAACTCGGCGGTCATGTTCGTCGCGTCGGTCGCCAGCTTCTCCACCGTGCCGTCCGGCGGCCGCGCGGTCAGGCCGCACGTCGGTGCCGGAGGCGGCAGCATCGTCCAGTCCATGTGGAGCAGGTCGAAGTCGCCCATCGGGTCCAGCAGCGGCTCGACGCCGGTCGACCGCAGGTAGACGTCGTACGGGCCGACGCCCCACGCCGGGTTCTCGATCGCCTTGCCGGTCAGCGTGAAGCTCGCCGCCGCGTTCTCGATCGTGAAGTCGCCGATCATCCCGTCGATGAGCTGCGGGAGCAGGAAGTAGCCGAACCGGGGCCGCTGCACCGCGCCGGCCACACACTTCTTCTGCGACGTGCCCGACCACAGCTCCAGGGCCACCGCCGAGTCGAGGTTCAGCTTGCTGGTGAAGCGCATCCCGGTCGCGTTGCCGTTCTCGTCGAGCACGACCGGCATCCCGGTGAACAGCGTGAACAGCTCCGGGTCGACCCGGCCGGCCGTCACGGTCACGTTGTACATCTTGATCCGCCGCCGGGCCGGCTCGTAGACCAGGTTGTCGCCGTTGGCGTCCTTCTGGTCGATCTCCTCGCCCTCGTCGATCTCGGGCGCGTACTCGACCGTCACGAAGCCCTTCGACGTGACGTGGACCGGCCAGTTCCCGACGCCCAGGATCGGGTCGCCGCACACCCCGAGCTTCGTGGCCCGGAGCATTTTCCCCTTGACGGGGGTGTCGCACACCGCGGACATCGGCACATCCTCAACAGGAGAGCTCCATGCCCGGCCCGCAGCCAGCGGCGAATACCCCGTCAGCGTAGCCGAGAGGGCGCCGGCCCCATGGGGACACAGCGCCCTCTCGGCGTCGTCGCGCAGCCGCTACCCGCGCGCCGCCGGGTGCGTGCCGAGCACCAGGTCGCGGATCAGCGCCTCGATCCGCTCGGCGTCGCCGTGCGGCACCCGGAACGAGATCGTCGTCGCGCCGGCCACCACCGCCACGGCGGTGTGCAGCCCGTCGCGCTGGCTGGCCACCGACTGGACCGCCTTCATGGCGAGCATCTGGCGGCCCTGCTGCTTGAAGCGCGGCCGGCACGCAGGGATCAGCAGGGACAGCGCCACCGTGTAGACGGCCAGGATCACCAGCAGCACGTTCGCGACGGTCGTGCGGCCGGGCCGGCTCCACTCGATCCGGTCAGGCCAGATCACGACCTGCGCGTTCCGTCCGGCGACGTGACTCTCAAACCGCGCCAACGGCTCCATTGTGTTCCCTCCAGTGAACGGGGCCGCACCCCCTGGGTGCGGCCCCGATACTTTCACGGCTGACGCAGCGTCAGCGGTCCCGTCACAACTGGCGGCCGTCGATCACCTCCAGCTCCGCGCCCAGCTCCGCGACCTTCGCGCGGATCTGCTCGGCTACCTCGTCCCACGCGTCGCCGGTCACCACCACGGCGCTGCGGTTGTCGCCGCGGATCCACGTCACCATCACCGCCGAGCGCACGTCGAGCACCTGCCCCGTCCGCTCGCAGGTGATCTGCCGCATCACCGCGTGTCGCAGCACCTCCCGGTTCAGGAACTTCTCCCGGTCGGCGTCGTTGTCGGCCATCAGGGCCGCCAGCACGTCGTTCATCAGTACCGCCCCGCCGGGGCCGGCGACGTCAGCCGCGCCGTCCCCTCGACGATCCTGCCGCGGCACCCGGTGCACACCGTCTCCGACGGCACGCTCTGCGCCAGGTCCACCGGCGTGCGCACCGGCGTCTTGCAGCCCCCGCAGGGCAGCGGCAGCAGCCGGGGCAGCCGCATGCCCAGCAGCAGCATGTCGCGGGGCACCAGCGTCTCCCTCGGCTGCCCGCCACGCGGCAGGATCACCAGGTTGACGCAGGTCGGGAAGTCCCGCACCGGCTGCACGTCGGCGATCTCCACGAGCTGTCCGAACAGCAGCACCTCGTCGCGGCGGTGCAGCTCGTCCGTCCGGATCGGCTGGCTGCCCTGTCCCATCGTCACAGCGGTCACGCCGCCGCCTCCTCTCGCTCCAGCCAGCACAACCTGGCCTCCACATCGACCACCAGCTGCTCGGTCAGCGCCGCCCACACGTCGGCGGGCAGCGTCGCCAGGTGGTGCCACCGCCCGCTGTGCGCCGCGTAGACGTGCAGCGCCCCGTACCCGGCCTCCCACAGGTAGGCCCAGCGGTCGCCGTCGGCGGGCGCGTCGACGCCCATCTGGCCGACGAGCGCCCGGCCGGACTGCGCGGTGCGCACCGCGCGGCCCATGCCGCACACGTACGCCCACTCGGGCCGCCGCTCGGCGACGGCCTGCGCCGGCCACGGCGTGCACGCCAGCACCGACCAGTCCCGGTGCAGCAGCGCCTCCACCATCGCCGCGGTGTCCCGCTGGAAGGTGCGCGCCCAGATCGTCCGCAGCTGGGCGAGGGTCCAGCTCGGCTGGCCTTCCAGCTCGACCGTCCGGGCCCGGTACCAGCGGCTGTCCGGGGCGAACTGCCCGACGAGCGCCCTCACCGCGCCTCCTTGAGGTCACAGCAGCCGGCGGCCGTCTCGAACTTGAGCCGGTCGCCAGCCAGCCACTGCCGCCGGTTGCCGGACCGTTGCACGTCCAGCAGCTCCGTGAGCGGCACCAGGGGCAGCTCGTCGACCGACCAGCACGCCCACGGCTCCCACTTGCGCACGAACGGCGCGGTCGGCACGCCGAGGTAGACGTGCAGCCGGTGGCCGCCGAACAGGTACGCCCACTCCCGGTCGTCCGCCGCGGTGGCGTCGACCTGGCCGGTGAGCCGCTCACCGGGCTCGTCCAACGGGATGCCGATCATCTGCCGGCAGCCGGGCAGCGCGTAGATCCGCCGCCAGTCGGTCTGCATCAGCCGCTCGACGGCGGCCGGCAGGTCGTGGTGCAGCTCGTCGTGCACCAGCGCCGACAGGGCGGGCACGATCACCGTCGGCACGGCGTCGTAGTGGACGTGCCGCGCCTCGTACGAACCGTCGGCACGTTCGGTGCCGATCAGCGCGCGTAGACCCATGGTTTACCTCCACGTGAACCGGGTCTTGCTCGAACAGATACCTTGCCGCTGTCCGGTCGCAATCGTCAATAGCGGCCGGACAGCTGGAGCACGTCTAGGGACTCCGCACCGGGGCCGGGCACGCCGCCCGGCCCCGCCTACGCAGCCACTAGGCGATCGCGTCGACCGACCAGAACTCCGTCTCGCCGTGCCACGCCACGACCGTGTGCGGCGACGGCGCACCCTCCGCCAGCCAGGCCAGCATCTTCTCGGCCACCTGCTCGCGGTAGCGCCGCGCGACCCGCATCTGGCAGTACGCCCACACGCCCTCGCGGTTGCCGACGACTCGCACCGCCCCGCCACCCCAGCTCGTCACCAGGAACTCCACCGACGACTCCTCCTCCGCCGGCCGCGCGTCGCACTCGTCGTCCGGCTCGTCGTCCAGATCGCCGGCGTTCTTGCAGTCCGGCTTGCAGTCCGGCTGGTGCGGCTCGTCGCGGGGCGCCTCACAGTGGACGCAGCAGCCGTCCTCGTCCATGCAGCTGCGCGGCCCGCATTCGTCGACCGCCGCCCGCTTGCCTGCCTGAATCGTGCTCTTGCCCATCTCGACCTCCACGTGAACAGGGCATGTCGTACATATTCATTGTATGCGACCGGCTCCCTTGCGTACACGTTCTATGTACGCAAGGGGCCGTGTAGCGCGTCACACAACCGGCCAGTCAGAACAGCCGGCCCTGCCGGAACACCGCCTCGGCGTCGAACGTCGACGAGGCCGGCGGCGCGGGCGGCGGCGGGGGCGGCGGCTTCGGCTTCGCCTTGCGCATGTGCCGCTCCAGAGCGCCCTCCGGCGTCGGCAGCTCCAGGAGCTGCCGCACCGCCGCGATCTGCCGTACCTGCCGCCAGGCCCGCTGCATCTCGTCGATCGCGATCTGCCGGTGCTCCAGCGCCTCGCGCATCCACACGTCCAGCAACCCGTCGCCGCAGCCGACGACCACCCGCAAGCCCAGCCCCCACAGGTGAAGGTTCACCGCGCAGAGCGCCGCCGCCAGCGGGTCGATGTCGTTCGCCCACCACTCGCACGTCGTCGGGTCGAGGCCGTCCTCCCGCATCGCCTGCGCGGCGCCGAGCAGCATCGTGCCGGTGCCGGCGCACGGCTCCAGGATCCTCGCGCCCTCGGCCGGCGCCGCCATCCTGCCGAGCAGCAGCGTCACGCTCTCCGGCGTCAGGAACTGCCCGATGCCCTTGCGCCCGCCGTGGCTCTTCATCGTCTGGAGCAGCATCCCGAGCAGGTCCGTCTCGCCCCACCCGTCGGGCCCGCACCGCCCGAACACGCCCTTGCGCAGCGCCGCCTGGCCGACGGCCTGCACCGCGCGCAGCACCGTCTCGTCCTGGTCCTCGTCGGTCCACGACCACAGGTGCTTGGTCCGCGGGTTCAGGTCGGGCCGCAGCATCGCGAACTCGCACCACAGCCGCTGAATCAGCAGCCCGAACCCCTCGTGGTCGAGGCGCTCGATCGTCTCGCCCAGCGCCGCGAGCTGGTCGACGTCCTCCGCCTCCCGGGCCACCAGCGCCAGGGCGGCCACCACGCTCATCGGCACCTCGATCCGCGAGCCGCCGTACCGGCTGTGCCACGCCAGGTCGACCGCCTCCGCGATGTCCCGCGCATGCTGCCGCGGGTCCTCCGGCACGGCGTTCGCGCGCCGCGCCATCGTCGTTGTCGTCATGCTCTTCCTCCACGTGAACCGCCGGCCTCCCGCCGGCGGGAAAGGCAGCGCCCCCGCAGCCACGTCGGCTACGGGGGCGCTCGGGTCGGTCAGCAGCAGTTGCCGCACACACCCGAGGCGGGCAGCACCGTGAAGCACTCCCCGCACATCGACTTGCGCACCTTCGCGGCCTCGCGCTCGTTCTCGCGCCGCTGGCGCGCGGCCTCCTGGCGCTCGCGCTCGGCCAGCACCCGCGCGTTGTGCTCCCGCACCCGCCGGTTGCAGGCCAGCACCGCCTGGTCCTCCTCCTCCGTGGGGCGACGAACGGGCGCCCGCAGCGCCTCCTGCAAGGCGTCCGCCATCGCGTTCAGCTTGTTGACCCGCACGGTGTCCGCCCAGCTCATGACCTTCCGGCCGGTGTCGGTGGTCACGTCGAAGCTCAGGCCGCTCATCGGGCTCTCCTCACACAGTCGGGGTAGCTTGCTGTACATATTCATTGTATCCAGACGAAGGGCCTGACGTACAGATTTTATGTACGCTCTGGCTGTGGATCGGGCCACACAAACGGAGACGCCCCCCGCGCCCGCATGGGGCGCGAGGGGCGTCGGGGCCCGCCGCTCAGATCGCCGCCGTCCCCCGCACGCTCTCGGCAACGATCGCCAGGGCCTCCCGCCGCTCGGCCACCTTCATCAGCGCCGCGTCGACCGCCGCCGCCTTGCCGCTCACAGCCGCCAGCAGGTCGCCGCGCACCGACGCCCGCAGGTCGCCCGCCTTCGCGTTGTACACCGCGCCCTCGGTCGCCACGGTGAGCTCGTCGGCCAGCCGCTCCAGCGACCGCTCCGCCTCCACCACCCGGAACGCCAGCTTGGCGACCAGGCCGCACCGGTCCGCACCCTCGGCCTCCACCTTGAACTCGGCGAGCAGCTCGTTGACCCGCTTCTCCATCTCTCAGCCCTCCTGTAGGGGTAGCGCGTTGCGTACACATTCATTGTATGTGAATCTCAGTTTCGCGTACAAGTTTTATGTACGCCCTGGGCCGTGGAGCGGGTCACACAAAGCGCCGCCCCACCTGGCACGGGGAAGAACCAGGCAGGGCGGCGCGAGTCCGAGGCGTGGGGTCGACGGTCAGCGGCTCCGGGGGGACCGCGACCGCGACGCCTTCGACGGCGGCTGGGAGGCCCCGTCCGTCTTGGCGTCCACCTCGGACACGTCGGCCCCGGCGTCAGCCGACGTGCTCTTCTCGCCGGCATTCACCGGCTCCGGCTCCGGCTCGCCGGCCGGCTTCGGCTCCGGCTCCGGCTCCGGCTTCGGCTCGGGCTCGGGCTCGGGCTCGCGGTCCGGCTCCGGCGTCGGCGTCTCACCGTCGCCCTCGTCCTCCTTGAGGTCGACCACCTCGTACCCGCCGGCCGCCTCCTGGGCCAGGTCGTCGGGCACGTCGAACGCCAGCCCCAGCGGGCCGTCGCTCGTCGTCCGCACCTCGTCGTGCCGGTCCGGGCTGGCGGCGTCGAGCAGCTGCCGCGCGAGCACTCTGGCGTCCTCGCGGCTGTTCGGGTAGATCAGCGGGGCCATCTCTCCTCCTACGCCGGCACGCCCGGCAGCTTCACCTTCACCGCCGCCACCGTGCAGCTCCACCCCACCGTGTAGAACCGCTCGGCGACCGCGAACACCTCGTTGTCCTTGCGGTCCAGGGCCTCCGGCAGCTTCGGCAGGAACACCGCCGACCGCCGCACCATCACCGGACCCGTGGCGTACAGCCACGCCTCACCGGCGGCCGGCGCCGCACCACCCGGGCCGACGCCGGTCGTCTGCGCGAACACGATCGGGTTGCCCAGCGGGCCCACCAGCCGCGGACCCTCGATCCGCGACTGGCCCTTCTCCGCGAACCACCCGGCCGTCCACCGAGGAGCCCACAGCACGCCCAGCACGCCCGACCGGTCGCCGATGTGCGCCTCCAGCAGACCCACGCCCGTCTCCAGCGGCACCGCCGCCGCGTCGGAGCCCGCCAGGACCTCCGTGTCGGCCGCCGCCAGGTAGTCCGCGTTCCCGGCCTCGCCGGTCCAGGCGTAGTGCTCCAGCGACTGCTGCTCGACCATGCCCATCGCCCGCCGGGCCCGCTCCAGCAGGTCCGGGCGGGCCGGCGACCGGCCCGTCAGGCCCGTGTACAGCCGGATCACCCCGGCCTGCACGAGCGGCACCCCGTCCGGCAGCGCCATCGGCGCCCGGTTCGGGTCCGAGGCCGCCGCCACGTTCGTCGGCGCGGGCGCGTCGACGCACTGCGGCTCCCACTCCACGCCGGCCTGGAACTCGCGCTGGTCCGCCGGGTCGACCACGGCAGCCGCCGAGAACAGCCCGTACCGGTACGGCGTCGTCGCCGGGGCTTCCACGTACACGAAGGGCTGAGTCACCCGTCACCTCCTCCGGAGATGGGGCCGCGCCGGCCGGGCGCGGCCCCGTCGAACGGGCAGCTCAGGCCGCCGTGCAGTCGAACGCGACCGTCTGCCCGGTCACGCCGGTCGGGCACAGCGGCACCGACACCTTGTAGGACATGTAGCACCGCTTCACCAGCAGCGACGCCTGCTCGGTGAACAGGGCGATGTACTCGTTGTCCTTCAGCTTCGTTGAGTCGTAGACCGCCGACAGGTCGATGATCGGCTTGGTGCCCTTCACCCACGTGCCCGGCGCGTAGATCAGCAGGTCGACCGTCGCCGGCCACTGGCCCGGCGCGGTCGTGCCGCCGAACCCGGTGCCGCCCGCGTCGACGTAGCCGTCCTGCCAGTCGTAGACGAACTGCGGACGCAGCCGCCGCCGGGTGAACCACGCGATGATCTGCTCGTCGGTGATGTCGAAGTAGTTCACCCCGGCCCGCCGGCTCATGTCCGCCCGGATCCACTCCAGCAGCCACATCGGCGCCGCGCACTCCAGCAGCGCCCGCCGGCCCATCCGGTACCGGTAGCGGTAGTCGGTCGACGCGAGGGACGCCGCGCCGAGCAGCGCGGTGGTCGTCTCGTCGCCGTCGATGTCGCCGCCGAGGGTCAGGCTGAACGTCGTCGACTGGCCCGGGGCGGTGGCCATCCGCGCGATCGTCCGCGCGTTCATCTTGTGCTGGTGCGCGACGAGCGCCCGGCGCACCACGTCGCGGGTCAGCTCCGGCCACACCGCGTTCTGCACGATGTCCTGCTCGATCTGCACCCCGTCTACCTCGAGGCGCGTCTCGGCCCAGTTCACCGTCGGCACCCGGTAGGAGGACTTGTCAACCCCCGCTGTGCTATCGGCCTCGGTTTGCACGAACCCGATCCCCGAATACAGATCGCGGAAGTCGAGGTTGGCTGGCACCTTGATACCACCACCGCGGGGGATCGTGATACCCGGGAGGTCGAGCAGACCCTCGGTCGTCTCCAGGCCCTCGCACAGCTCCCACAGCGTCTCCGATGGGGCACCCCAGCCACCGGCCGCCACGAGGTTGCCGCCCGACAGCCGCGACTCCGACGCGGCCAGCTCCACCAGCTCCATGTCGGTCAGACCCCTGCCCCCCGCGACGAGCGCCTGGTCGACGGGCAGCTCCACCCGGGCCACGTTCTGCTTGATGCGGGTCGCGACCCCACCCCCGCGCGGGAAGCCGGCGAACTTGTCGTCGAAAGCCGCCGCGACCTCGGCCACCGACGAGAACACGTGCCCGTGCGGCACGTTCGGCACGTCCGCCGCCGCCTTGATGACCGCCGACTGGTTGCCCTTGCCGACCTTCGGCTTCGGCTGCCGGCGGGCCGCCCGCCGCGCGAGCGACGCCACGACCGGCGTCGGCTGCGGAGCCGGCTGCTCCTCGGCCGGGGCACCTTCCGGCGGGGCCTCCTCGCCCTCGCCGCCCTCGCCGTCGCTGTCGCCCTCGCCGCCGTCACCGTCGCCACCGTCGGCCTCCTGCGCGCCGTGGACCGCCGCGTCCAGGTCGTCCAGCTCCGACGCCACCTGCAGCGCCGCCTGCTCGATCTGCGTCTGCTGGGTCCGCACCGACTGCACGAACGTCGCCAGCTCCCGCAGCCGGGTCAGACCGGCGGCGTCCAGGGCCGGGTCGTCGCGGAGAGCGTCGAACGCTGCCACGGCCTGCGTCTCCAGCTGGCCCAGCGCGTCGAGGTCGAGCCCGTCCAGGCTCCCAGGGATCTCGAATTCCACCGTCGGCTCCTCAAGCACGGTAGGGATCTCATCCCCGACCGGCCCGCAGCCAGCATCGGTAGTTCAGGGCACAGCGTAGCCCACGCGTTCGCCGGGCACGGATCATCACCGGCCGGTGGGTGCGCTCCTGCGCGTCGCAGGGTCGGGAGTGGACGTTTCTTATTTCACCTACTATCGTTAAGCCCATGCCTGACGGACCTGTGCGCGTAACGGGACCGCTCCTGGCTGTCCTGAACGCCCTGCTCGAAGCTGACGACTACGAGCTGCACGGCTGGGCGATCATGAAGGCCACGGGGAAGTCCGGACCGACCATCTACAAGATCCTGGAGCGGCTCGCCGAGTCGCGGTGGGTGAGCTCCCGCTGGGACACGAACACCGAGCCCGGCAAGCCTCGCCGCCGCTACTACCAGCTCACCGGACACGGCGTGGCCAGCGCCCGGGAGCTGATCGCCCAACGGCAGGCCAAGACCGCGCCGGCCATTCGGACCCGCCTGGCATTCGGCTGGTGCCAGGCGTGAACCGCTGGGAGATCATTCTCGGCATCGTGTTTGGGCTCCTCGTCAACGAGGTCACCGACATCTCGCCGTGGCTCGCGCAGAAGCTGGCCCGGTGGTCGGCCTACCGCTGGACAACGGACCCCGAGATGGCCGCAGCGTACGCGGAGGAGTGGGCCGCGCTCATCGACGACCGGCCCGGAAAGCTGCTCAAGCTTCTGACCGCCCTGCGGTTCACCCTCGGCGCGGCCGGCCGAGCTGCACCCAGGGCCGGCATCCGGGCCATCCGCGCGGTCCGTCGCCGCACTCAACTAAGGGCATACGCCGAGAAATTCCTGCGACTCGACGAAGCTGATAAGGCCGCTCGCCGTCTCGTAACCACGGACACTCCCATTCTCGTAAGCACGGACGCTTGGGACTCTTATGACCTAAAGGCGGACGGCCTCCTTGTGGAGGTGAAGGACTGGCAGCCAGATACGGTTCTGCCCCCACGTAACGTTCACAAGGCGAGGGCGTACAAGCGCCGCCCCATGCCTCGACCCCGGTAGGCCGGTACAACCATCGAACGGGCAGCCCGCTGCCCAGGCGGTGCTGCGGGTGCGGTGCCGGTGGGCGCCGCACCCCCAGCTCCCTACTTCTGCACCTGGCGGATGACGCCGCCGCCGCCCTTCTGCACGTCGGCGACCTCCGCCAGCGTCTTCGACCCATACTCGCCGCCGCGACGCCCGTCCCCGTAGGACAGCACCCACACGGTCGCGCCCCTGGCCTTGCTGCCGCAGTTGCAGCCCACGCCTGCTCTCCTCCCTACTCGCCATGCACCTGGGCGGCCAGCGCCGCCACGAGGGCCTTCCGGTCCCGGCCGATCGACGCCGCGATCCGCTCGGCCGTCGCCGCCGCGGCGACGCGCTGCCGCTCGGCGGCGAATCCGGCGGCCACCGCGCGCCGCACCGCCGCGTCGAGGGCGGCCGGCGACGTCAGGGCGGGCTCCCGCCGGCGGCCGCGCGCCGGCGCCGACGGCTGCCAGCCGGACCAACCGGAGGCGACCATCGCGTACGCCCGGCCACCCGACGTGCGGCCCCGCACGACCGGGAACCCGCCGACGTTGACGCACAGCGCCGCGACGAGCTGCCGGGCCCCGCCGATCCACCGCCAGTCCCCGGACAGCGGCGACCGGCGCAGAAGCTGCACCTGCTCCTCGGTGGCCTCCGGCACCAACGACCCGGCGACCCACGTGCCGTGCGCGTCCCGGCCGGCCCGGACCACCGCGACCTGCGTGCCGGTGTCGTCGTAGTGCGCGACCGCGCTCGCCGCGCTGGCTGCCAAGTCGGCGTGCCCGGTCGCCGCGGTGATGTGCCCGACCGCGACCAGTTCCCCCTCGGCCGTCTCGATCTCCGGCCGGTGGAACCAGTCGAAGCCGCCCTCTTCCGGCGGCATCACGCACTGCCCACCCTGGAGGAACGACAGGTGGCAGTCCCGGTCGGCGAGGTGCCCGAACACCCGGCCGTCGACCGTCACGGTGATCGGCGTCAGCTCCTCCAGGCCCGGGTCGTCGAACCACCCCCTCGGCGGGTACACCGGTGCGACCTGCTTCTTCATCGCCGCTGCGCCAGCCGCAGTTACCGGCTCTTCCTCCTTCACCTCGTCTGAGGGCGTCTCGTCGTCGGTGGGGACCTCGTCGATCAGCTCCAGCCGCGCCTGCACGAACGCCTGCGTGCCGAGCATCGTCACCGCCATGACGCGGCCCTTCGTCACCAGCAGGTACGGCTCATCGCCGGCCTCGACGAACGCCTCCCACTCCTCGTCGGTCATGTCCTCGATCGGCTTGCCGTCCGCATTCGCGTACACGAACTCGAACTCGTCGAGGTCCACCGACGGGAACAGCACGCCGGCCCGCCACAGCTCCAGAGCCTCCGCCAGCTCCGGCACGGCGTCGATGAAGTCGCCCGCGCCGGACAGCTCGGTCTTCTGCACCTCCCCGGCGGTGATCCGGCCGATCGTCACCGCGCCCTCGTGCCCCGGGGCGTCCTCGCGGGCCCACCGCAGGGGCAGCGGCAGGTCGCGGAACGACCACTGGCCGTCCGCCGCAAAGATCCGCCGGTCACCCGACCTGGCACCCAGCGGCGCCAGCGTTCCCTTCCACGTCGCCATCTGCTTGCCACCCTTCGCGGCTCCCGCCGCTGTCACCGTGATGTCCAACCCGCTGGCCCGATCCCGTCGGGGCCAGGGGTGCTCAGGAACCGCAGGCAGGGGCTCGCCGGCCTCCACCTCGATCATCGTGCAGCGGCACTGCACCGTCTGGCCGGGCGGTGCCGCCGGGTCGCCCGGGTACCGCATCGGCACGCCGCCGACCATGAACACGCCGTCTAGGGCGACGCGCTGCCCGTCCGCGTCGCGGTGGTCCGGCCGGGTCCGCTCGTCGTGGGTCGCCACCCACACCTTGTCCAGCTTCTCGTCGAGCGCCGCCTGGGCGGTCAGCCAGGCGGTCAGCGTGCCCGCGTTGTACGCGCCGATCGTCTCGGTCCGGGCGATCGTCACCGCCCGGTCTTCCCACGACAGCTCGCCGAGGATCGCCTCGATGGCGTCGCGGATCCTCGGGATGCTCGCGCCTTCGGCGGTGAGCTCGGCGATGGCCGCCGTCACCTGCGTCCACGCGCTGTCGGGCACGCCCTGCAACCTGTTGGGCAGCGCCGCCAGGTACTCGTCCTTCATCTGCGCGACCCGCAGCAGCTCGACGTCGCCGCCCGCATCCGCGACCCCGGCGAGGAACGTCGCGTCGACTGCGGGGAGCAGGTGGACCGTCATCGCCTCGAACCACGCCTGCCCGGCGCCCGCGAGCGCCGACGGGTCCGGCGGCAGCGCCGCCGCGGTGACCGGCAGGGTCGCGGTCCGGGCGGACCGCAGCCAGGCCCGCAGCGCCGCCCGTGCGGCCCGCTCGACGCGCTTCTCGGCAGCGAGCACCCGCGCCTCGTGGTCGAGGCGCAGCGGCAGCCAGCGGTCCGGCTCGTCGGTCACGGCTCTTCGGCCGTCACCGCCGGCGCGGGCGCCAGAACCGCCACCACGGCGACCGTCGACGCGATGCTCCGCACGCCACCGTCCGAGCGGCCGGCCGGCATGCCGGCGGGCGTGCGCTCCACCCGGTAGATCGTCAGCTTGTCCTCGGACAGCTCCAGCCGCACGAAGTCCTTGTCGAGGGTGATGCCCACCAGCGCGAACATGTCCTGGACCTGGGTCAAGGTGATCGCCGTCGGGTCATCCATGGTTCCTCCTCGTGTGCTGATGCCGCTCCACGTCCGCGGGGTTGCAGACGTGCGTGGCGTCGGTCAGGGGCGGCTGGTCGCCGTCCCACAGCTCGCCCCACCAGCCGCACATCTGGCACAGCGACCATGTGAGGAGCTCGCAGCCCTTGCCGCGCCCGGAACGGCGGCAGGCGTGGCCGTGCACCTGCACCAAGGTCGGGAACGAGGGCGGTCGGGGCGGTCACGCCAGCGCCAGCTCTCCGCGCACCGTGGCAGCCAGGTGCTCGCGCAGCTCCGCCGGGTCGTGCCCGGTGCCGGTGACGAGCAGGCCACCGACGTACGTGGTCAAGGCAGCCTCCAGCTTCTCCGCGTCGACGCCGAGCCGGGTGGCGATCGCCGGCACGGCCGTCCACGCCCCCTGAAGCAGGCGAGGCACGGACGTCGGCGTGGACTGCCGCACCGTGTGGTAATCCCACGCCTTCAAGTCGGCGTGCCGGTACCGGTCACGGCCGAGGACCCGCTTCCCGGCGATCTCCAGCGCCCGCAGCGCGAGGACCTCGCAGGCGGCGACGAACGGCCCGGACAGCGGGTCGGCGGCCGACGCGGCGATCGCGTTCTGCTCGGGCGGGCCGCGGTCCTCGGTGTCGCCGTCCGGCGGCTCGTCGGTCGTCGGCTCCTCGTCCTCGGCGGGCGGTTCGCCGACGGGCAGCTCGGCCGGCTGCGGGGCCGGCTTCAACGCGGCTGCATCGAGCTGCACGGATACCCCGGCGACCTCCAGGAGCCGCTGCACGAGCAGCGGGCCGGCGGCCGGCACCGTCCGGATGATCTCCAGCAGGCGGCGCAGCTCCCGCTCGTCGTCGGTCGGCTTGTCATGCTCACCGAACCCGGTCTCCCGGCGAAGCGCGTCACCGGACAGCTCGCCGAGGCCGTACAGGTCCTTTGCGTCCGCGCCCTTGTCCGGGGTCTGCGTCAGCTCGCTGGTGTCGTACCAAACGATCCACCGCTTGGCGTCGGCGACGCCGGGCGCGCCTTCCAGGGCCGGCCACAGCATTTGCTGGGTCAGCGCCGCGCAGAAGAGCTCCAGCTTCGACTCGACGTGGTACTTGATCGTCGCCTCGTCAGTCATCCAGGCGCCCCAATGGTTTGCCTGCGTCATGCCGAGCAGCATCTCCGGCGGGGCGTCCAGACCGAGGGCCAGCCGCCGGATCGCGCCGTCCAGCATCGACGGCACCGTTGCCGACAGCTCGGTGGCGAAGCTGAGCAACCGGGCCTTCTCCAGGTGCTCGGCGGGGCCCTGCACCACGATCGGGACGAGGGCGGCCACGGAGTCGCGGTCCTTCACCGCGGTGGTCATCGCCTCGGTCAGCGTCGCCAGGAACGACGTCACCCCGTCCTCGGCGTCCTCCTCCTGCTCGGCGGCGGCGAACGACAGCTCGTTCGGCAGCAGCAGGATTCCCGCGCCGGCCAGCCGAGAGTCGATCTGCGACTGGACGTACTGCGTCAGCCGCTCGATCAGCCGCAGCACCCGCCGGTTAGCCTGCACCTGCGACTTCGGCAGGGTGTGCCTGCGGGGCGACGGCGACCAGATCCGCACGATCACGGTCTCGTCAACCTCCAGCTCGCGCGGCCCGTCGCCCTGGTCAAGGACGTACTTACCGGCTCGCTCCTGCAGCTCCTCGTTGGAGGCAATGAACCACCGCTCCCGGTCGGTCGCGTTGCCGGCGTCGTCCTTCTCCGGCTCGCCGATCAGGTAGCACTCACCGGGCACACCGAGCTGGATCCCGGCATCGTGCAGCAGCTCCCCCTGCTGGCCGGGTCCGCCGAGGAACGTCTCATTGACGCCAGCCGGCGCCTGGTCGGGTGTCTCGACGGGCCGGCCCTGCTCGTCGATCTGCGTGATGTACAGCCGGGCGCGTCCCATCGCCTTCGCGATGAGGTCGACCAGGTAAGCCAGCTCGCCGCATTGCTCGTAGTGCCGCCACGCCTCGTCCTGCCACTCCTGCTTGGTGACCTTGCGCAGGCTGCCGCTGGACTCGTAGCGCATCTTCGCCGCCGACGCGACGACGGCAGTCGCCCTGCCGACCTCGCTGTCGACGTTGGGCTTCGTGCCCCAGAACGCCATGCACTACTCCTCGGGCTCGGCGCGCACCAGCAGGCCGGTCGCGTACGACAGGGCCAGGCCGACAGTCGGCACGTCAATCCACCAGTGCCCGGACCAGCGAGGCATGAAGGACAGCACCCACCAGCTGGCGGCGACCGGCAGGGCGACCCACACCGAAAGGCACCAGCGGCAGAACAGCAGGTAGGCGAAAGCGCTGCCCTCGGGGAGCCAATTCACGATCGTCGCTCGGAGCCGCCGCGTGATCTCGTCGGCGGTGACCAGCCGGGTTACGCGGGCGACGACGAAGAGCATCACCACGACCTCGATCAACCCCATCACGGGTATGAGCATAGGTGGAACCATTGCGACCGGATAGCCAGGAGCCCGACATTGGCCACGTCGTGCGGCTGTGCAGGACGGCTCGCCACGGCAGTAGTTCGACGGGCTCGGCGCCCCGGGGGGGGGTGCAGCGGTGAGGTCCGGGCGGCCGCCCGTCCAACTTCAACCAGCCGGCCAAGTGCCACGACCATCCTTGTCAACGGACGGCTTCAACCCGGGTAGGCAGTTCCCGCATCGACGCGGGTGGCCGACTATCGTGCCCGTTCACACCCCGCTGATGGTCCTCGTCCGGATCTCGGATTCCGCGTTTTCGCTGGTAGCGGCGTTGCGAGCTACCGTCAGGGCGATCACATCATCGGGGGATGACCTTGCGGCAAACGATCGAGCCCATGCGAGCGGCCAGCATCACCGAGCTGCCCGTCCACGGCGGTCGCCAGCTTGCCTACGAACCCAAGTGGGACGGCTGGCGATGCCTAGCCTCCGTCACCGCCGACCAGGTCCTGCTGCAGAGCCGACAGGGTAAGAACCTGACCCCGTACTTCCCAGACGTCGTTCGGCATCTGCGCGCCAACCTGCCGCAGGGCGTGGTCCTCGACGGCGAGCTGATCATCTGGGATGCTGCTCTCAGCCGCACCTCATTCACCGCTCTGCAGCGGCGGATCACAGCCGGACGTGGCCTGACGCGGGAGGCCGCCGAGTGTCCGGCGCACTTCGTGGCGTTCGACCTGTTGGCCGACGCTGGCGGCGGGAGCATGCTCGATCGGCCGCTGGTGCAGCGCCGGGCCCGCATGACGCGGCTCCTCGCCTCCAGCCCGCCACAGCTGTCGACCTGCCCCCAGACCCTTGACATCGCCGAGGCCCGCCGCTGGATGCAGGAGTGGGCCGCGGCCGGCATCGAAGGACTCGTGATCAAAGACCTTGCCAGTTGCTACACGCCCGGCAAGGCCGGCTGGTTCAAGCTCAAGTCCCGCAGTACGACGGAAGCGATCATCGGAGGCGTCACCGGCAGCGCTACCAACCCGACCAGCCTGCTGCTCGGCCGGTTCGATGCCGCCGACCGGTTCCGGTACGTGGCGCGGACCCATGCGCTGCCCGCCGCACAGCGCCGTGCACTCGCTGGCTTGCTGCCACCGCTCGCGCTTCAGGCCGCCGCAAACCACAAACATCCATGGCCCCATCGACTGCCAGCAGCGTGGAGCGCCCAACTGGGCGATCGACAACCACTGCCCTACGTCCGGCTCCAGCCTGTCATCGTGGCCGAAATCGAAACCGACGCAGCGTACGACTTGGAGTATGGCCGATGGCGCCACCCCACCCGATACGTCAGGCTGCGGGCAGACCTGTCCGCCCATGATGTACCGCCGCTCGCCGCCTGAGAGGCCCGCCTGCCGGCCCCTCTGGGCGCCCCAATCAAGGCGGGATGCCATGTAGCGTTCCACTCCGTGCAGAACGGCCGAGCCTTCGGCTGCTGGTACGCCGCGACGACGCGAGGGTGATGATCGAGCATGCCTGGTGGGTAGACCGCCTCCGGCGCACCACCCCGTAACGGCTTGGCTGCTCCCATGATTGCTTGCCTGGAACACGGTTTAGTAGGGCAGTTGCGCTGCGCCGAGCAAGAGGCGGTGCGGTGGGAGCGGCCGGCAAGATTTGCCAGCCATCCCCTGACACCCTAGCTCGTTCCGCACATAGTCCGGATCTTGGTCGACGGTCCGCCCTGACCGCACCTTCCGCTGCGCCGGTCCTGACGGCAGTATGTCCATGTGGCATCGACGGTGAGAGAACAGCAGGTCCTGCAGGCGCGAGCGGCTCTTGTCTTGGCGGCTCGCCGCCGCTCGCTGGTCACATACAAGGAGCTGGGTTTAGCGATCGGCATGACAGGCGTATCCCTCAGCCACCACATGCGTCATGTGCTGGACGATCTTTCGGGACTGTGTATCGCGGCCGGCGAACCCTCGCTGGCAGCCCTCGTCGTTAACTCGGAGACCGGGGCTCCGGGTAAGGGCTTCGAGAAAGGTGGCGTTCCCTGGCACACCGAGGTGCAGGAGGTCTTTCGCCACTGGGCCAAGCAGTAAGCATCGCAGCAGCGGCCTGGGGTCTCGGCCAAAGGGAGACCATGGAGCCCTCGTGATGATGCCCGAGGGCTGCCGGGGTGGGTACAGCTCGTCGCCGCGCCAGCTGGGCCAGCTAGGCCAGGTGCTCGCCGCGTCGGTCGACGCCGTAGCGGAGCGCCCCGACTGGCGTACGGACCGCGCTCGCCGCCGCTTAACGGACGGCAAAGAGCCTGGCCTGGAGCCGGTCTTCACCTGA